AAGCTTCTTGGAAGGGCCCTCGGCGCCCTTAATGAAGGCAGGACCGGAAGGACAGCTGCTCTTCGAATCGTCGAGAACTTCAACAACATTCTTCGCAAGTCACTTGGTTACCAGGGAGAGATCAACACTCTGCCCAAGGGGAAGTTGAGGGAGTCCTCTTCGAGAGAATTGAGCTTACTACTAAAGGAGATAAAGCAAATGTCTACAAGGTCACTACTTCGCACCCTTCTCGAGCGTGAGGAGAGGAGAGCGAGACTGCACGAAGCTGATGATGATGCCGCTGACATGGGCGGTGATGAGGAAGGCGGTGATGAGGAAGCCGCTGATGAGGAAGCCGCTGACATGGGCGGTGATGAGGAAGGCGGTGAGGAAGCCGCTGGTGGAGACGTCGACGTTGACGCGGTGAAGTCCGCCCTCGAGTCCCTTGCTTCTGCCGTTGGAATGGAGATCAAGTCTCCAGAAGAGGGTGGTGAAGAAATGGAAGAGAGCAGCGTCTATGAGCTCGATAACGAGAGCGACATGGGCGAGTATGGCGAGGCCGACGACATGGGTGAGTATGGCGAGGGCGATCAGAATGAGATGAAGATGGAGTCACGTCGTCGCAGGGCAGCTCGTGGTAACACTGTCTACACCATCGACGAGTCCATGCTTCGCCGTGAGCTTCGTCGCCTCCGTCGCCTCCGTGAGGAGGTTGAGCCCACGAGCTCATTCGGTGGAGACCCCGAGGAGGAGTTCGGTGCATACGATGACGTTGAGCTCAACGCCAACGTTTCTGAGACTGAGAAGCCCAAGACCGAGAGGAAGGTCCGCGAGGCTGATAAGGTTGCAGCTGCTGAGGCAAAGGCCGAGGAAGCTGAGGGCAAGGCTAACGAGGCCGAAGAGAGGGCTGCGGGAGCCGAGGAGAAGGCAGTAAAGGAGGCCCGCAAGAATCGGGCTCTCATGGGTCGCCTCAAGGAGGCGGCTGCGGCAATCAATGGGCTACGCCGCGAGCTCAACGAACAGAAGCTCTTCAACGCCAAGCTTCTGTACGTCAACAAGCTTATGCAGAACACGGCGCTCCCACAGACCAAGCTAAAGGCCGTCGTGGAAGCTCTCGACTCTGCTAAGACACTCAGAGAGGCGAACCTCCTCTACAAGAGCCTGAACGAGTCCCTCTCAAGGACGACTTCTTCTCTGTCAGAGGGTGCAAACAGGACAGTGGGCAGCTCTTCAAGATCGACGAGGCCAGGTGGCATGATCAATGAATCCGTCGGTGAGACTGATCGCTGGGCTGTTCTGGCCGGCATCGGGGACAAGGCCTGATAGGCCGGGACATTCAGTTAGTCAATCCAACCATTCAAGGAGAAATTTCAAATGTCAAAGGCATTTACACTTGACCAGCTCGCCGAGGGAATCCGCGAGCGTCATCTCGGTACCGAGGGCCGCAGGCTCCTCGAGAAGTGGAACCGCACCGGTCTCCTCCGCGGCCTCGATGGGGTCCGCAAGGAGAACATGGCTCGCCTCCTGGAGAACCAGACCGCCCAGATCCTGAAGGAGGCTAACTCCGTCGGTGCTGGCGCTGGCTCATCCTCGTCCTCTGGCGACCTCCGCGGCTTCACCAACATCGCGTTCCCCATCGTTCGCAGGGTGTTCGGCGGTCTCGTGGCCAACGACCTCGTGTCGATCCAGCCGATGAGCCTTCCCTCCGGTCTGCTCTTCTACCTGGACTACACCTACGGCACCAACCGCGGTGGCAACACTGGCGTTGATGGCAGCGACACTGCTGGAGCCCGTTCGACCTACTCGGTCGGCCAGTCGATCTACAACAACCCTGCAGGCCGTGGCATCCAGTCAGGATCTCTCGGCACCGGTGGTCAGTACGACCTCGTTGGAGCTGCTTACTCGAAGGTGCACAGCGGATCGAGCCTCAACAGCACTATCGGCTCCGCCCGCCTCGCCCAGGGCGCTTATGGCGCGGGAACGACCCTCACTGCCGGCACTCTCTCGAGCTCCGGTTCTGATGGTCGCCTCCTACAGTTCGACCCCCAGATCTCGAACCTGATCGATAACAGCCAGGGTAAGTTCTTCGCTGCAGTCCTCAAGTTCGCGACCACCAACGGCTTCAGTGCACAGACTGATTCGACGATGGTGAAGGAGTACGGTCTGTTCCTCACTGGTTCTGCGAACGGCGACAAGGACGTTGCTGCTCTGCCCCAGTCGGTACAGGGTGGCACGAGCGTCCTCAACGTTCGTCGCCTCAACCAGCTCGGCACCTGGGACTCGACCACGAACACCTTCACTGCGAACGGCTTCGTCGCAGCTGACGACTCCAACGCTGCGGTGCTCATGATCGTCTCTGGTACGACATTCGGCACCAACAACTCCAGCGACTACCTCGTTAGCTTCCCGCTTGCTTCGACACTCAACACGGCCGCTGATGGTTCGACCCTCGTCATTCCGACGTTTGAGTCGAACTTCAGCGCATCGAGCCCCTCACCGGTCATTCCTGAGATTGACATCAAGATTGAGAGCATCTCGGTCGTGGCGACAACCAGGAAGCTCCGCGCCAGGTGGTCTCCGGAGCTTGCCCAGGACCTCAACGCGTACCACTCACTGGACGCCGAGGTCGAGCTCACCCAGATCCTCTCCGAGCAGATCGCTCTCGAGCTCGATCGCGAGATCCTGAACGACCTCCTCACGACTGGAACTGGTGCGAACTTCTTCTGGTCACGCGCCCCTGGCAAGTTCGTCAACAAGCAGAACGGCGTTGAGGTCTCCCGCGCCACCTCACTCACCCCCGGCCCGGCCTTCACCGGAACGGTCCGTGAGTGGTACGAGACCCTCATCGAGACAGTCATCGACGTCGCCAATGAGATCCACCGCAAGACGCTTCGCGGCTCCGCGAACTTCATCGTGGTCTCCCCGGACGTTGCCACCATCCTCGAGGCCTCCGTGCTCTACAAGCCGGTCTACTCGATCGACGGCAGCGGCCAGGTCGGCTCCCCGATGACCATCGGTGCAGAGAAGATCGGTACCCTGAGCAACCGCTTCACGGTCTACAAGGATCCTTACTTCCCCAGGAACAAGATCCTCGTCGGCTTCAAGGGCGGCAGCTACCTCGAGACCGGATACGTCTACGCTCCGTACGTCCCGCTCATCGTCACCCCGACGATCTTTGCTCCGGAAGACTTCACGCCACGTAAGGGTGTCATGACCCGCTACGGCAAGAAGATGGTCCGCTCCGACTTCTACGGAACGGTCACCTGCCTCGACATGAACATCATCTGATGTTCTAGCCGTTAGGCGCTACGCGGCCACCCTTCGGGGTGGCCGTTGTAGTTTAATCTTGCAGAGGTGAATACATAAAGTCAAGCCCAGTCTAGTGATCATCTGACACCGACAGATGACTGGAAGCTTTCGGAGCATAGGAGGATCACATGCCAAAGGTAACATACACGACAGGAAAAGGCCTTATTCAAGAGGCAGGCTCGGGAGTTCAGTTCAGTACTTTCCCATACACAACTACTACTACAACAATCACGTCAGCCGCAAACAATACCGGCTCTCTTCCGGGACTTTACGTGGTGACTGCGGGAGCTGTTGCCACTGTTGAATTGCCGCGCGCGTCGACGTATCCAGGCGGTATGTTCATCTTTAGGAACGGCGACGCAAATGCCAACATCCTAACTGGTTCTGGGGAAGCTGCGGGGACTAAGGTCTTCGTGCTAGGAAACACGGCTGCCGGCTCAGTCAAGAATGGGGGCTCGCTGACTCTACAGGGAGTTGCTGGAGCTTCCGTTGCTCTCGTGTCAGACGGTGTCAACTACATTGTGATGCCCGGTTCTGGCTCTGTAACCATCGCGTAACTCTTCAAAACAATGCTTCAGCGGGAGCCTTTGCGCTCCCGCTGTCGTTTTTAAGTGAATACATAGACTCACAGGAGTTTGTAGCAAATGAAGCTCGATCACTCAACTATCCGCAGGCTCGTTCTTGAGGAGATTGCAAAAAGCAGAGTGCCCAGAAGAAGGTCACTTTCCTCTTATCTCTTCGAAGATGTCGAAGACGAAATAAAGAAGGCCGCCGACTCAGGACCCGGGGCGGTGAGAAAACTTGCGAACTCCTATCCTGACAAGGAAGAGCTCAAGACAGCGCTGCAGGGAGCGCACGATAAACTTGGGAACGATGACAATGTCGACATCGGCGGAGGCACGACAGCCAGCGTCTCTGACTTCATACCCACACAGAATGAAATTGACCTCATGAAGTCTGTCGCTTACCCTCTGGGTGGGTTCAACGATCTCAAGAAGATGGTCACTTCCAACACAAGCGGAGCACCAGGTTCGATCTCTGTCGCTGGCAATGAGGTGCTTGACGGACATCACCGCTGGTCAGGTGTTTGGGGCATCTCTGGTGGTGATAAGGGCAAGATTAGCGTGCAGGACATGGGTTTCAAGGGTAACACCGACCAGAAGCTCGCTGCAGCCCAGCTCGCAATTGCTGCCTACAAGCCTGCCTCTCTTCCGCAACCCTCTGCCGAAGACCCGATTCCCTACAACATCCTCGGAAAAGGCAAGGATGCCATTAAGACGATGATTCTCGACAACGTGGGAACGCAAACTGACCCTGATGCTCCAGGACCCCTTCTCAATGATGAGATGCTCGCAGCATCAGCAAATGATCCTGTGATAGCAAAGTGGGCGGGTTTTGAGGTTGGAGATGAAAGGGAAAAAGTCTTGGACGCCATAGCAGACAAGGTCGCTGACAATCTTTCTACTCTTCCCAAGAACCCCAATGCACCTCCTCGAGCAGACATGCCGCAATTCGATCACAAGTCGATGGGAGACAAGAAGAAGGTCAAGGGCGAAATTTACGTGGGTCTTCAATCCGGTGATTTCAATGTCAATGAGCCCTTTGCTCCGAAAAAGGAGTCAACCTCGAGAGATGATGAAGTCATTCTTGAACGTTGGCAGAAGCTCGCTGGTCTGATAAAGGGTTGATGTCTGGATTAAATCTCTCTCCCTGTCATAGTTAGGATGGGGAGAGAAGATGGCGAGTTTCGCGAACACACAGGCTCCAACACCGTTCGGTTTCTTCGACACGGACTCCGAGTTCCAGTCAGAGGCCGATGCGATGATCACTTTTGTGAAGAGGAAGCTCGGCGACGATATTCTGTCAGTAGAGCTCACCTCTAAGCAAATATGGGCGTGCTTCGAAGAAGCCTTTTGCGAGTACGGTGCAGTTGTCAACCAGTACCAAGCAAAGTCTCAGCTGATGAACCTGATGGGCGCTGCAACGGGTTCACTCAGTGGGAAAGAGCAGAAGCTTCCAAGAGAAACGCTTGAGTTTGCGCTTCGTCTAGCAGAGCCATACATCTCTACTGCGGGACTCGGGGGCAGTTACAACACGGTCTCTGGATCGATTCAATTACAGCACAGCAGACAGGACTATGACCTGTACACGGATCTAGTTGACACCTCTGGAGTTCCGCTTGTTTCTTCTTCCCTGAACCCTTCACGCGGAAAGATGAGAATCTTTGAAGTCTCACACTTCAGCCCTGCAGCCGCTTACAGGTTCTTCGACACTACCTCTGCGATCAATTATCTCAACAATGAGTTTAGCTTCGAGTCATTCACTCCTGAGACTGTCTTCTACGTACTTCCGGTTTTTGAAGACATTCTTCGTGGCGGCCAGATGAAGATATCGAACAAGGTTCGTCGTTCAAATTACAGCTACATGATAGTCGGGACGAAGCTTCGCATCTTCCCGATGCCTGTTGCTGACAATCCTCCAAAGCTTTGGATCAGCGTCGGTTTTCAACAAGACCCCTTCAACCCAGCGCTTGCCGACAATACGATCTATGGCGTGAGCAACCTATCGAACGTTCCGTTCGGTAACTTTGTGTACAGCAGAATTAACTCGATTGGAAGGCAATGGACCAGACAATACACTCTGGCGCTGAGCAAAGAAGTCCTCGGTCTTGTGAGGTCAAAGTTCGGCAGCATACCCATACCGGGTGCAGAACTACAGCTGAACGGGGGTGACCTCGTCTCACAGGGCAGAGAGGAGAAGGAAAAACTCATCACGCAGCTGAAGGAGATGCTCGACACTCTCACACACGATAAGCTCGTCGAGACCCAGGCGACAAAGGTCGACAATCTCCAGAAGATACTTCGCGCAGTTCCCATACCCCTGGGCCGCGCGATAAGCATCGGGTGATCCGTGGCAAGACTCTTCATCACGACGAGAGAGCTCGACCTCATCTCAGACCTCACAAAAGAGGTCATCAAGGACGTCATCGGACAGAAGATTTACTACTACCGCGTGAGAGAAGAGCTCACACAGGTCCACGATGTGTATGAAGAGGCGACGGAGAAGGTCTTCGATCCTCCCGTCGAGCTTGAAGCTCTCGTTGAGTGGACATCTCCAGAGATCAACACAAACCAGTTCGGCTCTGAAACGAAGGGTACCGTCAACGTCATGATACACCAGAGAGACCTGCTGGACAAGAACGTCGTCATTAGAGAGGGTGATTACTTCTCATACGGTCCGACATTCTACGAGGCGACGTCTCTCATTCCCATCAGCAAAATCTTTGGACAGATAGAGCACGTCACAGGGTACAAGATCACCGGCAAGCAGGCTCGTGAGGGACAAATTGGGAAGGCTCCTCTCGGTCCTCTTGGAGACAACTTCACGGATTCGAATGCTATCCAAGAAACATTCGAGCAGCAGAGGGGCTATGAGAAGAATACAGTTGGAGAGACCAATGATGTTCGTACTCTACAGGACAAGGGTGTTCTTGACGCACCTCTATCGCAGCCTCGCCGAGTGACTGAGGATGCTACCGGTTCCTCATTCTACGGAGATGAATGATGCAGACAAGGTACGATAAGAGGCTTGACATCCCAGGGGTGTTGCCGAGTGGGTACGAGGGGTCTAACGTACCAAAAGATTTCTCGCTTCCTCCTTGCGGCATCGAGGACGTTGACAGAGCTTTCTTCGAGCTCTTCGACAAGGTTCTACCGTTCACCTACAAGGCTTCAAAGGACAACGATGAGATCAGAAAGATACCGGTTGTCTTTGCAACGGGAGAAAGATTTGCTCTCGCATCGAAAAAGTCCCCTCTGCGTGACAGGAATAATGCACTCATTCTCCCGATCATCTCGATATCTCGTTCTGGCGTAGAGCAGGATTCCACAAAGGGCTCAGGAATATCAGACCGCTTCAATGAGCTCGTCATCAAGAAGAGAATCTCTGCTGATGACCCGCTGTACCAGGCATTGCAGAACACACACGGCTTTAGGAACGCTCCTACAGAGGGAGCTGGAAATACTAACAATCTGGAGCGTGACTATTACGAGTCAACTGGGAGACAGCTCAACCCAAACCTGAAGCGTGGATTGTACGAAGTTCTCGTCATACCCATGCCAAAATACTTCACGCTGAAGTATGAAATTACTTTTTGGGCGCAGTATGTCGGTCACCTCAATGAGATGATCACGACTCTCATGGGATCGTACATCCAACCTGGCAATCGCTCCATAAAGATCACTACCAAAAAGGGCTACTGGTTTGTCGCTTACTTTGAGGCGTCCATCGGATCAGGAAACAATTTTGACGGTTTCAATGATGAAGAAAGGGTGGCGAAGGCGACGATCACTGCGGAAGTCCCGGGATACCTCATTCTCCCCGAGGTGAGAGGAATCCCTAGCGGAATCCGTTCTTACATTTCTGCGCCTACGATATCATTCGGAGCATACATCGGAGACTCTGAGAGATCACAGGAGACACCCGTACCCAGTGGAAAGGTGGATACCTATATCCTGTCGGAAGTTGCAACTGATGACACTGAGAGACCCTCTGGGACCGTTGGCGAGAATGGGAAGTCACAGGCAGAGTCACAGGCAGGCGCCGACAGGGCAGACGCAAGCAGAGTTCTGCGCGACATCAAGCCCAACGGCTCAGCGGTGGGTAATACTGACACTGTCAAGACGAGGACGCGGAGAGTAGTCTACGATATTGATCCAGTGACTGGCAAGAGGGGTAGAGTCGTCGGTCACGTCGTCGATGCGAACCCACGCAAGGGTGAAGAAGTGATCGCCATCTCTGACTTCTCAAAGTTGTGAAGCAGAATAGAAATCGCTTTCTCGCTGTATACTTAGTCCTGAGTTACTTCACTTCCAGGAGACAACAATGGCCGAGCAGACATTCCGTTCCCCAGGCTTCTACGAGCAGGAGATTGAGCTCGTAGCCGGGGCTCAGCAGCCCGTCGGTGTCCCAGGTGGCATCATCGGAACCGCCCAGAAGGGGCCAGCGTTCGTGCCTGTCACCATTGCGAACATGACAGACTTCACGGCGCGCTTCGGAGATCTCGATCCCCAGCGCTTCGCCCCCTATGCAGTCAACGAGTTCCTTAAGCACAAGCAGGCCCTCACCTTCTTGAGAGTTCTCGGTGCGGGTGCAAACACAACGCTTTCGCAGATCGGCACGACTAACACGCAGGGAACAGTGACAAACGCTGGCTTCAAGATTAGCTCTGCTACATCACTTGCAGAAAGCACGGTCACAGACAGCACTGTCCAGTTCATCGCTGCTCGTCACTACATCTCCTCATCGACTGCCGGACCGACAGAAAGTGAAGGGTTCCCAATCTTCACAGACAATCCGAGCTTCTCTGTATCACACGCTGGTGGAACGACTGTCAACCTCATCCGCGGCGTCATCTTTCCAGCTTCAGGCACGAGAATCCAAGTCGCTCCCTATGACAAGACGTACTCACCCCTTGCCCTCTCTGCATCTCTTGGGCCAGACAGCCTCACTGACGGTCTTGCGCGTAGGTTCAAGATCATCATCTCTTCTTCCGCAGGCTCTTCATTCGATAATGACGACGGATATGTTGGGGTGAAGATTCTAACTGCATCTCTCGATCCGACTGACAACGCTTACATCTCGAGAGTGCTCAACACCGATCCGGACCTCTTCGCAACGAAGAAGCACCTCCTCTATCTCGACTTTCCGATTGAGAAGGAGCTTGCTCCCGTCCAAACTGGAACGGCAGTCACAGACCCAACAGTTCTCATTCTTTCGGGCAACTCCACTTGGAGAAACTCTTTCGGTCGCTATGATACGAGATTCACAACTCCAAAGACCCCCTCGTTCATCTCACAGCCCTTCGGTGCATATGAGTATGACCTCTTCCACTTTGAGACCATCTCTGACGGTGAATATGCGAATGACAAGCTGAAGGTCTCGATTTCGAACATTCAGGCGAGCACTGATCCAGACCAGCCTTATGGTACCTTCGATGTCACCCTCCGCCAGTTCAGTGATGACGATCTCAACCCACAGGGTCTCGAGTACTACCCAGCTGTAGGTCTCAACCCGAAGGCCGAGAACTACATCGCAAAGGCGATCGGTGACAAGAAGGTCAACTGGAACTTCGACACTGATGAGAGATCAGAACGCAGGCTCATCATCTCTGGTAAGTACCCGAACAGGAGCGTAAACTTCAGGGTTGTTATGAACCCCCTACTCGAGGCCGGTCAGATTCCTGCTCCTGCTCTTCCGTTCGGATTCAGAGGAGTGCCTGTCCTGAAGACCGTCGATAATCTCACAGACAGCGATCTGGGGACTCTCAACTTTGAGGGCGCAACTTTCTCGGGAGGCACAAGGCTCGTGAACCCAGCGGTGAGCCCGCTGACAGCGTCCATCCTTCCTCCTCTTCCCTACCGCTTCAAGGTCACGCGAGGAACGATGACCGAGACAAACGGTTCGGCAAACATCGGAAGCCCTGGTGCCAATGAAAGAGCAGACTCAAGACTGTACTGGGGTGTTGTTGTTCAAGCAATGCCCACGACTGCATCAGTTGACAACGCGGTTCTTAACTACAATCTTGGAACACTGCAGAATTCTCTGGTGAACAGCTACACGAAGTTCCAAGGAATCTTCAAGCAGGATGTTCTTGTTACGGGCTCGGCGGCAGATGCATTCAACGCGAACAAGTTCACGCTTGCGAGGGTTGCTCTTGCGAACCAATCTCTCTCCACCGTGACTGGCACCGCAGAGGTTCACATGAGAGAGGCTGCATACGTTCGTGATGGCGTACCATCTTCAGTCGATTACAGAGTCAGCTATGGTTCAGCAAATCGTGTAACTCTTGCGACTCTGGTCGCATCATCGTCTGTAGTCTTCAACAGATTCGCATCGTTCAACAAGTTCACCTCGATCTTCTATGGTGGGTTTGATGGTCTAAACATTCTTGACCGTGACAACAGGCTTATGAACGACAAGGCGTCTTCAACAGAGACAGGAACTGGCGGTGATGACGGCAAGGCAAACGGTGCTGTTGAATCGGGCCTGGTGAACAATGCTGCTGGTTCGGGAGCAAATAACAACGTCGTTTACGCGTATCGATCTGCAATCGATATCCTGACTGATGAGGTTTCCTCGAACATCAACATTCTCGCAGTGCCGGGAATCAGAGAGCCGCTGGTCACGACATACGCCCAGGACGCTGTTAGAGACTACTCACTTGCCCTATATGTGAGAGACATTCCATCCTATGATGACAGCGGTTTCCGCATCTTTGACGATACTGAGAGCAGGCGCCCATCGGTAAGACAGACATCAGAGACTTTCACAAGCCTCACGATTGACAACAACTACGCTGCAACGTACTTCCCAGACGTTTACATCAACGATGCCAATCTCAACAAGAAAGTAAAGGTTCCAGCGTCGGTGGCTGCCCTTGGAGCGATTGCCTATAACGACAAGGTTGCTTACCCGTGGTTTGCCCCGGCTGGTTTCAACCGCGCAGCGCTTGACTTCGTCACGAACGTCCAAGTGAGGCTCAACCAGGGAGACAGGGACACACTGTACGATGCGAGAATCAACCCGATCGCGACATTCCCGGCGGGTGGGTTCGTCATCTTCGGACAGAAAACCCTACAGCTGAAGAAGTCCGCGCTCGACAGAGTGAACGTCAGACGTCTTCTCCTCGAGGTCAAGAGAGTTGTAAGCGACGTGGCAGGAAGACTGCTGTTCGAGCAGAACACTCCCGCTGTCCGCTCGAGGTTCATCGCATCTGTCAACCCTCTGCTTGGGCTCATCCAGGCACAGGCTGGCATCGAAAAGTTCAGGGTCATCATGGATGACACTAACAACACACCACAGGACGCCGAACAGAATAGACTGAATGGTAAGATCGTCCTCATTCCGACCAAGACGATCGAATTCATTGCTGTCGACTTCGTAATCACCCCATCAGGCGTCTCTTTCGAGTGATACTTAGAGAGAGATAAGGAGCACCCATGGCAGAACTTACTTTCAAGAGTCCCGGTGTAGGAACCAGAGAGATTGACCTCTCTGGTCCAACGCAGGCCGCGCCACAAGGCGTACCGGCGGGCGTAATCGGTACTTCACTGCGAGGCCCCGCATTTGTGCCGGTCACCGTAGCAAGCTTCGCAGACTTCGTCAACAAGTTTGGTCCGACGGACGGAGAGAAGTTCGGTCCACTGGCGATGAACGAGTGGTTCCGCACTGCGAGAGCGGGAACTTACGTGAAGGTCCTCGGTGTTGGTGATGCAAAGAAGAGGGCTGCTGACGCAGGTAACAATGCAGGTAAGGTTGAAAATGCAGGCTTCGTTGTTGGCTCGCAGCAAGTCCAAATTGGTGGAGACCTCGGAGATAACCCGTACGCATTTGTTGGTGACTTCAAGGGTCGTACGCACTTCCTCGGTTGCTATATGTCGGAGTCGAGCGGAGTGACCGTGTTCTCAGAGGCGGGAACGCAGACTACTTCAGCAGCTATTCCTGTTCTCCGTGCAGTTGTAATGGCTCCATCGGGAGTCCAGCTGGTTCTTTCTGGTAACTCAGGAGTCAATAACAGCCTACCTGCGACGACTCAGCCTACTACTTCATACGGTTTCATGACTGGAACCGTGAAGCTTGTGGATTCATCTGCTAACGCGATTCAAGAGTTTGTTCTCCTCCTCAGCGGCCATAAGGCGACTTCAACTTATCCGAACATAGTGACAGCAAGCTTTGACCCGCAGGCTCCAAATTACTTTGCGGAAATCTTCAACACTGACCCAACGAAGATCGAACAAGCAGGTCACTATCTTTACACTGCATATGATGTGTATCGCGCATACGCTCCAGTGACCGGCACAGGAGTCGTTACAGCTGGAGCGGGTGGAAACGTTGCTGGTACTAACGAGGAAATTGCTTTCATTCTCACAGGCTCACAGGCGTTCAACACTGGATCAACGACTGCTCCAAACTTCGAGGGATTCGAGGACAGATTCCAGACGGCGTTCTCACCCTACGTAATCTCACAGGATTTCGGTGGTTCTCCTGTAAACCTCTTCAAGGTTCATGCTCTTGATGACGGTGCGTACGCAAACACGAAGTTCAAGATCTCGATCAGGAACATTACACCGTCGACCGACCCCACGTCAGAGTATGGCTCTTTTGACCTCTACGTGAGAGAGTTCAGCGACACTGACGACGTTCCACAGGTCCTCGAATCGTTCATCGGCCTCACAATCAATCCCGCTTCAGAGCGATACATCGGCAAGATGATCGGCGATATGAAGACCTACTACGACTTTGACAGAGTCGCAGGAGCTCAGAAGATTGTCGTTGAGGGCAACTATAGCAACATGTCATCCTACATTCGCCTTGAGATTCCTGATGACGTTGAGAATCAGGAAGTACCAGCGAATGCACTGCCCATGGGTTTCCGCGGAATCAACTACCTGAACATAGCGGGATCCAGCCAGTTGACAAGAGTGGATACTGTCAAACAGGTTCCTGTTCCATTCAGACGCTCTCTCGCTCTCGGCACTGGAACTGCCGCATCAGCCTCCCCCTACTTCCACTGGGGAGTCCAGTTCGAGGTCAACAACTCAACGTCAGAGCCGAACAAGAACACGTACACTGACAACACAGTGTCATCGCTGACGAAGTACTTCAGCAACTACTTTACGGTCTCTGCGAACCCGTGGATCTCGACGAACGCTGATACTCACAATAACAACCTGTTCACTCTCACAAGAGTGCAGGTGACGGACACATCTTCTCTCACGGGCTATCCTGATCCGAACAAGTGGGCGAACGCTGGTTACTCAAGGAACGGAACGCTCGGTTCCGGTTTCACCAGATTCATTGACCCGACTTCTGACTTCGCGGACTTCACCACAAGGAAGTTCCTCAAGTTCAGCTTCTTCGTCCAGGGTGGGTTCGACGGTGTCAACATCTTCAACAGCGACAAGGCAAAGCTCCTTACGAATGCAGCTGCAAGAGAGATGGACTACACCACCACGCAGTTCGGCCCTGCGGGTCCGACGGTGGCGGCATACAGGAAGGCCATCGACATCCTACAGGACAAGTCGTTCGCTGACATCCAGATCCTCGCAATCCCTGGCATCAGGGAGCCGGGAATCACGGATTACGCAATCGATGCTGTCACGAACCGCTTCGATGCCATCTACCTGATGGACATCGAGGAGAGGAACATCAACGATGAGGTCATCACCGGTTCTGGTGACACGGTCTCTGTCTCACTCACTGCCAACGGCCTCAAGAACAGGCGTCTCGACACCTCATTCGCGGCAGCCTACTTCCCTGACGTGGTGATGACAGACCCAACAACACAGACAAACCTCATCTGTCCTCCCACTGTCGCGGTTCTTGGAGCCTTCGGTCTCAACGACTCGCTGGCCTACCCATGGTTTGCTCCTGCGGGCTTCACTCGCGGCGCACTCTCGACAGTCGTTGAGACGCAGACGAAGCTCAATAGGGACAATCTCGACGTCCTGTACAGCAACGACGTCAATCCGATCACAACGATTGCTGGATCTGCGACTCCGGTCGTCTACGGACAGAAGACACTCCTCGCAAGAGCCTCTGCTCTTGATCGTGTAAATGTCCGACGTCTGCTCATCGACCTCCGTCGCAGGGTGAGGACCGTTGCCAACACCATCCTGTTCGAGCCGAACAGGGCTGCAACGCTGGCGAGGTTCTCTGCTCTTGTCGACCCCATCCTCAAGCAGATCCAAGCCCAGCAGGGTGTTGATCGTTACAAGGTGAAGATTGACACAACTACCACGACACAGGCTGACGTGGAAAATAACACCATTCGTGGCAAGATCTTCATCCAGCCCACGCGCTCGGTTGAGTTTATCTCTCTCGACTTCGTGGTTTCCAACCCCAACGTAGAGATTTGAGTCTCGAATCGATATAGATAAAGCATAAGGAGTTCAACAATGGCCGAGACACTGTCAGTTACCGACATGCTTCCCAATAGGTTCGAGCCCAAGCGCAAGTTCCGATGGGTTCTTGCCATTGAGGGCATCGACGCTTTCTTGGTGAAGACTACCGCAAGACCCCAGATCGACATGGCGGCAACGGAAATCCACTGGATTAACACGGTCCGCTACGTCGCCGGTAAGGCGAAGTTCAGCACGATGGCAGTCACCCTCTACGACCCGATTGCGCCCTCCGGTGCGCAGCAGGTGATGGAGTGGGTGAGGACCCACTATGAGTCGGTCTCTGGCCGCGCAGGCTACGCCGACTTCTACAAGAGAGACATCCAGCTGAAGATGCTTGATCCTGTTGGAACTGTGGTTGAACTCTGGGACATCAAGGGTGCCCAGATCGCGACTGCGCAGTTCAACGACCTCGATTACGGTGCTGAGGAGGCGATGGAAGTCGCTCTCACACTGCAGTTCGATAACTGCGTCCTGCAGTACTGATTCTCTGCATCGCGCAACTTGTCCCGCGAAAGTGGGGCAAGTTTGTTTAACACCCTCTCAAAGTTTCTACAGTTGAAAGTACAAACTTTCCGGAGGCTACTTGTCAGACAGAGGCGATCGTAATCAAGTGTTCGGTGGTGGTCATCCCATGGGAATCCCCACTCGCGATGTAATGAAGGATGATTTCGGCTTTGAGATTCCCGTGGAGTCGATTCCCCTTCCGTCAAGGGGTCTAGTGTATCCGACAGACTCTCCCTTGCACGGCAAGGAGACTGTCGAGGTGAGAGCGATGACTGCTCGTGAGGAGGACATTCTTACCTCAAGAGCTCTCATTAAGAAGGGGACTGTCATCACTGAGCTCATCAAGTCCTGCCTGGTTGACAAGAGGATTGATGTCTCGAAGATGGTTTCTGGTGACAGGAACGCACTGATGGTTGGCCTTCGTGTGACCGGCTATGGATCAGATTACAACGTTGAGATCGAGTGTCCGCACTGCCAGAGCAAGTCAAAGCAGACTTTCAATCTCTCTGAGCTTGAGCTCAAGCCTCTAGATCTGCAGCCTGTTGAGATTGGACAGAATCTTTTCGAGGTCCAGCTTCCAGTCACCAAGAAGAACGTCAAGTTCAAGTTCCTCACGGGTGCGGATGAAGAGGAGATCCTCGTCATCCAGGAGAGAAAGAAGAAGGCCGGCGGTCTCGCAGACAATCTCGTGACAACGAGGCTGCAGTTTAGCCTTGTAGAGGTCGATGGAAAGTCCGACAAGAATCTCATCAATTCTTTCATCAGGAGCATTCCAGCGAAGGATTCTCTCTTTATGCGACAGATGATCGATCAGGCTGAGCCGGGAATCGACATGAAGTCTTACATGGACTGCCCTTCATGCTCTGAGAGCTCGGAGGTGCGGATCCCTTTGGGACCGTCCTTCTTTTGGCCTGACGCCGGGTGATAAGGAGATCTTCCTCGAGCAGGCGTTCCTCTTGATGTACTATATGGGATTCAGTTATTGGGAGTGCTACAACATTCCCATATCGTACAGGATATGGTTCATCAGGAGAATCAACGAGGAGATCAAGAAGACGAATGAAAAGGGTGAAGGGCAGTCACGAGCTCTTCACCATAATACTCCTGACGTTCGATCCCTGCAAAGTAGAGCAAGGGAGCAGGTTCCTTCACGATTAAGACGTTTCACATGAAGACGACATTGTGAATAGTTAGTTGCATGGAACCTGAGCTTAGAAAGTCCATCCTTGAGTACATTCTCGGTAAGAGAAAGAGTCTTGAAATTTCTGGACCTCCAAGAGTCCTTGCGACTCTTCACGAGGCAATAGAATCATCGAGAAGCCTGCTCGCTACCCTTCGCAGGGGAGAATCTCCTGAGAGACTGAGAGAGTCACTCGATCGCAGGAAGAGAGCTGCAGAGCGTTTCAAGAATGTAACTGGCGAGGACTGGGACATTTGAGTACACTCGCTCTTTCATAGTTAGTAGTGAGGGACTCAAATGGCAGACGCTGAAAACCTCAAAATCCAGCTACAGATTAACGCTGCGATCGCAGAGAGAAGTAAGCTTCTCAACGCACAGACGTCTCAAATTTCAACGCAGGTAGAGCTTGCAACACAGTTCTGCAAGGCGATGAAGTGTGAGGACATCGACAAGATCACTGAGCGCATCGCTGAGATTCGGGCCGGCCTCGGCGCTGCTAAGAAGGCCGCCGACAATGCAACGGGTGGAATCAACGACCTCGTAAACGGTCTTGATAAGGCAACGGGTTCCACGCAGAACATGAAAACTGCGGCCGAAGAGGCGCAGGAATCATTCAAGAAGTTTGCGAATGATTTCGGATCGGGCTTTGGCAAGGCCACTGCAATTGCAAAGGGCTTCGTAAAGAGCATAACCGCTATTGGGCAGGGGATCTTCAGTCTCGGCCTCAGCTTACTCAAGCTACCCCTGACAGTCTTCGATAAGATGGCTGAGGCTGCGGGTGAGATGGCGAGTGACACGTCAATCTTCGAAGCAAAGGAGAGAATTCGTGAAGAGTTCGGAGACCTCAACAGTGGCTTAGCGAAGCAGGTAATCAGTGCGCAGGCTTCGATCTCTCAAGCTCTCGCAAAATCTGGGAGATCCATCGCCAGCGTCTTTGGAACCGGCCCTCAAGGCATCGCTGCAAGCTTTGAAGCAGCCGCTGATCTTGCCAAGGGTCTCGGCGATGTCGTGAACATCCTCGGTGAAGATTTTGACAAGGCTGCTGGAGATCTCTACGTTTTCAAGACAGGGATGGGTCTCGCCAATGAGGACATAAAGGGTCTCGTTGTCGCTGCCACCGTCAGCGGTCAGAAGGTTGGAGATCTCGCTGGAACGATCCAAAAACTTTCTCAAGACTTTGCGAAGATGGGATTCAGCACAAAGGGATTTGCCAGAGACATGACGTACATGCTCACCAATACAGTGAAGTACGGCAAGCTCTCAGCAGCCCAAGTCGCAGCGACAACTGCTTACGTGAAGAAGCTCGGCCTCGAGGTGAAGCAGATAGAGAGCCTCAACGCTGCATTCGACGACTTTGAGACTGCAGCAACGAACGCTTCAAAGCTCGCTCAAGCGTTCGGCATGCAAGTTGATGCGATGAAGATGATGAAGGAGCAGGATCCGGGCAAGCGATTGCAGATGCTCCGCGACTCGTTCAGAGCGACAGGCAAGTCAATCGACCAGATGACACGGCAAGAAAAGCAGCTCCTTGCCCAGACTGCGGGTCTTGATGAGTCAATCGTTGAGCAGGCTCTCTCAACGAAGAACATGGGCAAGTCCTACAAGCAGCTCAGCGATGAGTCTGAGAAGAGCGCGAAGAAGCAGAAGTCTCAACAAGAGATGTTCGAAGAGCTCGGTAATGCCATCAAGAAGATGACTGAGGCTCTTTCGTATAGCGGTGGGTTCTTCAACCAATTCTTGAGTGGGATGGGAGAGGGAATCAAGCGCTCAGGCCCCATGCGCCAAGTTCTTCGTGATATGGGCGGCGCGCTACGGAGCGTGCGCATGTTCGGTAGGGAAGTCGGTGACATGTTCGTCAAGATGTTCCCGGGCGTGAAGCAGATGCTCGATGCCTTGCACGAGTTCTTCAAGGGTGGAAATTTCAAAAAGACTCTCAACGACTTTAGAGAAGTCTTCAAGAAGTTTTTCTTGGACCTCGAGAAAGACCCAAAGAAGGCTCTCGATAACTTCTATCAGAATCTAAAGAAGAAGTTCACGGACATTTTTGATAGAAACAGCTCAGCAGGAAAGGGTTTCATAGAAGGGGCCAAAAAGTTTCTCGTGACTGTGGGCGCGATCATAGCTGGCGGGATAAAGATCGTTGGAGAGCACCTCGCTGATGGCATCAAGAGGTTTGCAGACTTTATTAGAAACCCAGATCAGCTGGTGGGGAAAGCGAAGACCATGGGTCAGACTTTCTTCGACCCCATTCTTGCGTCGATGGCAGACGTCCTGCCGAAGATTGCTTCGGCGATGGGAGATCTCTTCAAGGCTCTGCTAATCAAGCTTGCCCCCACCATCATAAAGTACATGAGCATCTATCTCACATTTGCGATAACGATGGGGCTCATGAGTGCCGTGACGGGCGGAGTGAAGGCAGCCATCGGCGAGGTCGTGAAGAACGCGATCTTGAAGAAGTTTGGAGCTGCAGTTTCGAAGGCGGCAGCTCCCACTGCACCACCCGGTATGGGAGCAGGAGCGGGTGGTGCAGTGGGTGGCTTCATTGACGGCTTTGCAAAGATCAGTCTCACAGGCATCGCAAAGGCCGGCGCAAAGATGCTCGCCATCGCTGCAATGCTCACTGTCGCCGCAGCTGCAATGGTTGGCGGCATGATTCTTATCGGCAAATTGATCGCAGCAGGCGGCGGCATGGGAGTATTCATCGAAGGTCTTGAAGCTCTGGCAGCTGGCATACTCGCAATCGTAGGGATAACCTTTGCCGCAAAATTCATCAGTCCTGGCGCTATCTTGAAAGCCTCGGCTGGAATGCTAGCTGCGACCCTGTTCCTCGTTCCGCTCGGACTATTCGTTTATGCGCTCAACCAAGCTGTCCAGATGGTCGGTCCAATAGACAGCAACGCAATACTCGCATTTTCTACCGCTGCCGCCATCGGCATCGGTGCAATTGCCATTGCCTTCGGGGCAGCAGCGCTCGCAGGCGCAGCGCTGATGACTCTCGGCGGTTGGGTCGCGGTGGGTGCTGCTCTTCTTGGCCTTGGTCTCATCGCCGCCTCTCTCTACGCGTTCGGCGAGTTCATGGGGATCATGAATCAGATCGTGAGCTCAATCGGACCGATCGATTCAAAGTCAATAATCGACTTCTCTTTAGCCACAGCAGCAGCACTGGGCTCAATGGCAATTGCATTTGCTGCTACTATAATCGCAGGCGGCGCCGTCGTGTTTGCCGCAGCCGCCGCCGGGCTGCTGGGGCTTTTCGGCCCAGCTACTCTCTGGGGCATCGGCAAATTGATGCAAGCTCTGGACGACACCGTCTCTAAAATGCCAATCGATGCGACTGCGGTGAGTGATTACTCTAAGGCTGTCGCCGAGTCTCTCGGCTGGCTAGCAATCGCATTTGGAGCTGTCATACTCGCGGGAGCTGCAGCAGTCATTGCAGCAGCAGGTGCAGCGCTACTCGCTATATTCGGCATAGCTACGATGGGGTACTTGGGACTCTTTTTCGAAACTCTCAGCTCTATCACCAGTCAGATAAAGATAGATCCTGCGGCGGTCACGGCCTTCACTGATGCATTGAATAGCGCTCTTGGAGACGTGATAATAGCGTTCGGTTACACCACCGCAGCTGGAGCTGCGGCGGTGGTCGCGATGGTGGGGGCTGCCCTTCTTGCAAGCACTGGCGTCGCTGCCCTCAACATGATCATGACGTTCTTTGAAGTCGGTCTCTTCACTACCATCAATGAGATGAAGAGTAAGATCAAGCCCGATGAGGTTGCAACTTTCACAAAGAGCGCCACGTCAGCCCTGGGTGATGTGATCAATCTGTTCGGCTACGCAACGCTAGCCGGATTAGCTTCGGTGGGTGCTCTCCTCGGAGCTTGGACCTTGTCAGAGGCTGGCGTTAGCGCTATGAAAAACATAGGCAAGTTCTTCCAAGAAGGACTAACTCCGCTGTTCAAGATGGACGGGGCACAAATCTCGTCTGCGGGTGAAATCATGGCAGGAGTTTCTTCCACTCTCAGACAGATCATCGATTCGATGGTGCTGTTGACAACTGCGGGAGAAATCCTCATTGCCAATGACATCGCAGGTTTGTTCGGTCTCGTCGATTCACCAATGCAGGTTGGATTCAGGGCGATAGGAGGATTTCTCAAGAGCATCGAAAAAGACCTTGTCCCTTCATTGAAGGGAATAGCTGGCGTGAATGTTCCCACCGGTGTCGATCAGGTGGTCGGTCTCATTGCCAACCTAATGTCAGGCATGGCACCTGCACTTGAGATGTTCATGAAAGTGCATGACAGTGCTGGCGGCTGGTTCACAAGCTCTGCTACGAAGGCAGAGAACACTAAGAAGATGATAGACTCACTTGGAACGTTCATACAAACGATTAGCAAGTCAGCATCAAGCACATTCGCGATAATCATAGTGGCCGCAAATTCTCTTACCGTCGATGAGGGCCTTCAAAAGAGATTCGAGATGGTCGCGAAGGCCGTCGATATGACGACGAAGTTGATCTCTTCATTCACTGGGATCCTGTCCGCTCTCCCTAAAATAGAAAAAGGCAAGGCTGACACCGCTGCGAGTGTCGCGAGGGCTTTCATTGATGCTCTCAACGCAATGAGGAGCGTCATCTTTGGACCGAACGGAATGATCAAGTCGATCACCAGTGAGATACCTCGAGTCATTGACATGATGAGGGGCGCAGCAGAAAAGCTTCCGAAGGATCCCAAGGAGCTAGCAAAACTCTCCAAGAGAGTGGAAGTGATCGGAAAGATCGTGGAAGCAATCGCTACGATGGGATCAACGCTCTCTGAACTCTCTGGAGCAATACCGCAATATGACGTAGTTGTCGGAAGCGGTAAGGATGCTAAAGTCATAAAGCGACAGATGACAAACATAAAGGGATACTTCGCGACAATCACAGAAGCCATCGGTCCACAGCTCCAGGTTCTCGCCAACAAGTTCATGGCCGTGCAGTTCACGATGGATCTCAAGAGCATGAGAGAGCAAGCGAAGAAGATCTACATCGTCATGAACACTTTCAAAGATCTAAGCCAATTTGTGTCTGGCATGCAGTTGAAGGACGTTACAACTAACGCAAAGAAGGACGTCCCAAGGAAGGAAACAATCGAAGAGGCAGTCACAAGAATATCGAACGCTGGCATGTGGGTTCTATCGGGAATGAGAGACATGTCAAACTGGATAAATCGCGGCGGAGGCGCAGAACAATTTGCAATTGACTCTTCCAACGTGCAAGCGGCACTAGCTGGAGTACCAGAAGCGTATGAAAAGATGACTACAACCTTTGACAAGATCAAGCCTGCATCGCAAGCTATTGGGAGTTTCACAAAAGCAGCACAAGCTGAGATTGTCGAGCAGGTGAGAGACGCTGTTGTGAGTATGAATGAGCTTGACGAGATTCTAAAAGATCTTCACATCGGTCCAATTGATGCAACAATCGACAGACTGGCGAAGAACATGGAAATCTCCAAGGAGAGCATCAGCATTAATCACAAGCCCATCAACATCAACCTGCAGATGCACGTCTCCTTCAAGGCTGAAGAGTTTACAAAGGACGTGTTCAAGGTCGCTGGTAAGCTGACTAAGGAAGGAAATTTCAACCTCAGCACATTCGCGAAGAAGCAATATGAAGAGGCAGAGAAGTCGAGGAGCGGAAGATGAAGTACGACGAGAAGATTCGCAAAGAGCTTGCGAATGATAAGTTCTTCAAGGCCATCTACGATTCGATAAAGCCTGAAGAGCGTAAAGAGGTTGATGGAGCTGTCGACGAACTCATCAAGCTCGCTTCGTATGCACTGTCAAGCTTTCAAATGAAAGCCTCTGAATCTGACATCACTATGGAACAGATAGAATCAGCGATCAAGGATCGCACTGGGAGGAAGTGATGTCTAGCAAAGTCGATTCTAGCGATTACATCGTTGATGAGATCACAAAGGACATCAAGGCGACTTCCAAAAAGACTCTCGCCGACTATCTCTCTTCGAGGACTCTTGGCGGAGCAGAGACATACGTCCAGCCCGGGCATGATGGCACTTACACCTACATGCCTCCGCGGCCCAACGAATTTAACATAGATTCGAGCACGGGTCCGACGGAGATTCACGCGTCAGCAGACCATCACTCCCCCTCAGAGTCCACGCAACCAGCTTTTGCCGCTGACCTCACAGCGCACGCTGGAAATCCTACACTAGCCTCAGTCGTGAGTCTTGAGCCATCTGCAAGAACAGGAATGTCTGCGGGTGCGACAGGTGGTCACCGTCTTCTGGAGACTGTTGCTGATGAAACGTCAGTGGCAAACTCAGAAATCTACAACTCTGCTGACAGCGGCGTATTTTCGCAGAACTATAACTCACCAGAGAACGGAGCAGAGTACGGTCGCTCAGGAGAGAGTGGTTCACCCTACGACTCAGTGAAGACTGTCAGCGGCTTGGGAGACGGCTACACCGGATCGCCTGGAGTGCTCGGTCGAAATGGCGTCAATCTAAGATCAAGCGACACTGTTGCGAAACTTGGCGATTATCTCTCTAACCGCACTAGCAACGTCGTTCCTGAGCCGATTGTTGATGAATCGCAGGCTGACGGACTGTATCGGAGCAACACAACAAGAGCGAACAACTACCCAATAGATCCGGGCAGCAATTATCCGGGCTCACCCATCGGAGCAGACGTCAAGCTGCAGGGTAAGTTTGCTGACGATGAAGCTCTGTCACGCGGTCGCTCGTATGAGCCTGGTCTTCGCAATACTGTCAAAGTTGTCCCATCTGCCGATCGATCAACGACTGTCGATGCTCCGAATGGAAATGATGTCCTAAACTCAGAACCCATTGTCAAGCCCGCTGTCAGTAGCGTTCTCATGAGCAATCGCTTCAACTCTGATAATAAGTTCGCCAACATCGGTTACAAGAAGGCGATGCCGAGGGCACCGACGGGCAACACTCCGACTGACGGCGATGAGGACGTGTACACTGCGATGCGAAAGAAAGCCATCGCTGCGATGGAGTACGCTGCGTGGGGGGAGACGGGCGATAAGATAAACACTTCTCGTCTCGGTTTCGCATTCACTTCCTTGGCTCTCCCATTTGGTGCAATAGAAGAGAAGGAAGCGAAAATTGCGGATGTCGACAAGCTAAGAGTGGGAGCAGATAGAGCGAAGTACATTGCTCCGGGTGGAGGGCTCGTTGACCTCAACAACCCTGACACTGTCAGCATTGATCCTCCCAATTTCGGTGGAGATGACACGGACATCGACAGGACAAGCGGATTGCAAGATTCATTTCTAGCCGCTGAGGTTGTTTACAACAACAGGTCATTCGGTCAGTTGAACAACTACCTCAGTCAATTCTCTGGCAGAGGGACTCTTGCGACAATACCACTCGCTCTTTTAGCCTATGCTGCGATCTTCATCGGTACAGTTGTACTTTCTCTCATTATCTCAATAGTCGTCAACAGGCTGCCACGTCCCGATGCACAGATCTCAGAGCTTCCGCGAGGTTCTGAGAGGGGAGCAGACTTCGGTAAGTTCCTGTTTGACGCAGACTCTGGTAGCGGAATCCTCGACGTTCTTAGAGTTTTAGGAAGTCTCATAGCGAAAGTGATGGGTCTCATGCAACCCTACGAGAGTCCTTTCGACTCGGTCGCTGCAGACTTCATCGCGTACTTCTTCTCAGCCCTAGAGGGAGCCCTGTCAATCATCGGCATCAACACTGACAGTTTCACCGCCGGAAACATTGGCGGAGCGCTCCTGTCATCTGCTGCAAATATCGCGATAAATTTCGGAACAGCGCCGAGTTTCTATCTCATTCTAGTAAGGGAGATCGCCAGGGACTTCTACTATATTGGACAGAAGCTCGGTCCAAAAACTGAGTCGAGCATACTGGGAATCCTGCAGGGCCTCGGCGGAATGAAGCTGACAAGATTTGTTGATACCTGTGCAAGGTTGGGGATCGTAAACTCTTATGCGAAGAACATCGACCCAGCTATCCAACCTGATGACCCTATAAGCACAAATCTAATGTACATAGCGGGAGGAGATTCCAGCTCTCCCGCAACTCTTAGAACGAGTGCTTACAAAGCGGGTCAGGCAAGAGTTTCTAGATCACGTGAAGTTAAGGGTAGCAAGCGATTGGCATGGGCACACTCTTCCATCGGTTACACAAGAGCTGAGCTTGTGACCGATCAGGTTCTAAGAGCCTATGCGAATTACCCGATCAATGTGGGAAGCCAGGTCACTGGAACGGGAGCTCTTCGAAAGCTGAAGGCGAGGAAGGTCTTCAGTAGCGTGGGTAGGATTAGCGCTGAGGAACGAGAGTATCATGAAAAGCTCTTAGACGGCGAGTACATGCCCTTTTACTTTCACGACCTTCGCACCAACGAGATTCTTTCATTCCATGCATTCCTGTCATCCATATCCGACAGCTTCAGCGCTAACTACAACTCGACAGAGGGCTTCGGGAGAATGGATCCCGTCCAGACGTATAAGAATACGACGCGTAGCATTAGCTTCACCTTCACGGTTGTGGCCACGTCGAAGGACGATCACGACAACATGTGGTATTCTGTGAATAAGCTAGTCAACATGGTCTACCCGCAGTGGAGTGAGGGTGAGCAAATCAGCGGACTTTCGGGTGGTAAGAACCAGACTTTCACGCAGCCCTTCAGCCAGACGATTGCAGCGTCGCCGATGCTGCGGGTGAGAATAGGAGATGTGATCCACAGCAACTATTCAAGATTCGCTTTGAGCAGAATCTTTGGGTTGGACAAGGCTGACTCAAAATTGCAGGATGTGTCGCTGGAAGTTCCTACCGCAGCAGTTGATGCTGACATCACGAGTTTTGAGAAGAGCACATCAGGCGACCTCAAGGGCGTTAGCGATGTTGCGAAGACCGGCGTCGCAGCTGAAGCGGGCAGCACGGTTATAGTCGCCTCCAATGATCTCAACACTCCGCTAGACGGAGGAGTTCTCAACAACATCATCTACACACTCGCTGGAACTATTTCACTGCTGGTTAGTCCAGTCAGCGTTCTAGTCGAAGAGAACAAATACACGCTCTACAAGTCTGCTACTGATGCTGCCTTCCGACAAAATGGCAAGAAAGGCCTTGTAAGAATCATCGAAGGTAAGGTGGTCGCTTACTCAGTGGCGGAAAGCAACGAAACTAAGACTCCGGGCTCTAACATCATAGTGCAGCTTGACATGCCGTTGAAATTAGGAATATTGCAAGAAGAGTATGCGTATATCTCTTGCACGAAAGATCAAATCACCATCAGCACTGACTCAGTAGATCCGTCTGCAGGTCTCCCTCCGGGTCTTGCTGCTTTGCTCGGTCTTTCTTCACCGCCTGACGATGCCACGCAAGTTCTTGTGCAAAAGTTTCTCGATCCTACTACGAACGCCGTGGTTAGATCGTTCGAGCAAGGCTCAGGCGGCCGGGGTCTCGCGGGATTTATCACGCAGCTCGGAATGGAATACGGTTCAACGGACATAACTTGGACGACAGATGCCGGATCCAGGGCTCCTAACATGGTCACTGTATCAGTCTCGTTCACGCCGGTTCACGACATTCCGATGGGTCTCGCCGCGGACGGAACCGCAAGAGCAGTCGCATACCCTGTCGGCGACCTAACACGAAGAATGCATTTCCCAGACAGGGTCCAAGCAGACTACAGCCTACAACAACTGCGCAAGGTCGCTGAAACTAAATGAGAAGATACACGAGCTCAACTGTTTACAACCTCGGCAAGGCTCGCGGCGCTGCCAGATCACCTGGCGCGGTGTACGACGCAGTCCGCCTCGGCATCGTCCCAGCGTCCGTGAGAGTCACGCAGGAAGGCGAGAGAATTGACACTATCGCTGGAGAGGAATATGGCGACTCGACTCTCTGGTGGATCATCGCAGCCGCATCAGGCATAGGCTGGGGTCTGCAAATGCCGCCTGGGACTCGGCTGCTTGTACCAAATTTAGAGCAAGTGAGTAGGGTGATCTGATGGCTTTCACTACAAGACGTGATGTCTATCTCGACGCAGTTGCAAAGTTGAAACCCTATCTGAACTCAACAAGCAAAGAAGATTTTGTAGCCGCGATTCTCACGGGACAAGATCTCATTGCGGCTAACACTTCAACGGACATCGAATATAATCAAAGGACTGAATTTTTACAACGACTGCTCGGTCCGATAGTCGACGTTATCAACGGAGGCTATTATACTACCGAAATATTGGAACGTCTTGAAGAGGCGCTCAAGGGAACTGCGGACGGAGGCAAAAATCAAAGCGCTCAAAGAATCGCTGAGTTTATTCGTTTTACTCTCTCTACGAATGTAAACTCGCTTTACTCATCATCTGCTGAGGGCACGGTGGCCTTGGGGGCGCAACGTTTCCCTGAGTGCTTTAAAGCTAAAATCATAAACAGTGCTGGGGATTTGGCGCTTGCTCCTGAAATTGTTCTGGAATCCATAGCTACCCCGCAGGCTGGGTTTTGGGTCCCTATCGGTAACCCTTCACCCTCGAAGACGTCGACGCATGTCTCTGTGATCGAGGTTCTCAACTCGAATCTTGGGACTTCTGTGAGGGACACAACTGGTTTGAGCATCTTTGCCAGCCTCATTCCTACGCATGTGATCTCAAGGGCTGTGCCCTATGTCTCTTTGAGAATTCACGGTGCGCCGACAACAGCTCAAGGTGAAGACGGTCGGATCTCCGCAAAGAGCATGAATCTCCTTCGCTACTTGAAGGGTGAGGTGCCGTGGAACTCTTCCAATCCCTCTGATGGAATCTTGGGATTTGAAGGTGAGACGGTTGCGGATGAAACAGGCATCTATCCAACTCCGGGTGGGATGGAGCTCTTCACAGCCCCCCAAACGATGGTGTCCGATGAGTTGTGGACCGCGGGGTTCTCAAAATCCAAGCCCATCGATAGATTTAGACCCCTGATGACGCTCACTAGTCTGTCTATTGACGTGGCCAGCGCCGCGGCAGGATTCATGTCTTTCAAGACTGCGAAGGCTGAGATCGTTCTTCATGACAGGGGTCGTCTTGCAGAGGTGGCACCATTTGTCAAGGCGGGTCTCTACGGCAGCACAGAGATTGAGATAGAGTACGGGTGGTCGATAGATGCTTCTGCGGGAAGGAAGGCGAGCCCCGCCGACGCCACCGCGGCGGCCGTGAGGGGCGAAGAGATGAGTGTAGGAGATGCAATTTACGGTGCAAGGCTCAAAGACGATACTCTTGCACAATTTGTTGACTCACTAAGAGTGACTGAGAAGTACATCGTTGTGAACTCGACCTTCAATTTTGATGATACCGGACAGGTCAACATTTCGCTCGATCTTTCGATGAAGGGGGCTGCCGATGCCAGAAGTCTCGATATTACTGCTTCCACTCCAAGCACTGCGAAGGAGAGACTCAGGGCGATAATAGAAGATCTTAATAGCACGCTTACGGGAACTTCAGAACAGCTGAAGTCGGTCATTCCTGAGAATCTTCTCGGAGCTGTCGCGAGCGAAGACGCCGTCTACGCCCTAGATGAAAAACAGCTAAAGGAAGTTGCAGCTGACGTTAAAAAGTTCCAGAAGTCACGTTCGTCAGAAGCAAGCCTCTCTAGCATTGCTGCTAAAATGAACGCTGCGCTTGCTGCGAACGAGGAAGCAAAGACCGCCGCTGTCAGAGCGGTGGATCAGATGTTCTCTAACATGGTCGTAGGTGCATCCGCGACCTTTCCAAGCTGTGAAGAAGAACTCGCTAGGAACTTCGGCGGAGGCACCGGCGCCGGCGGCGTGGTGCTCAACGACGCCGGTAATCTATGGCATTACAAAACCGCCAAGGGTGCGCTAGAATACTCGGGACTAAAGCCTCTTTCATCCGATGCGTACGAGGGCGGCGCAGTTTCTCTTGGAGCCGCCCTAGTCACTCTGGCAGGCAACCCACTACAAGCCTCTGGCAAATTTGACGAGATTCAATTCATCTTCAACAAGTTCAACGATAGAGCTGGTTTCATGAGAAGTCTGTCAACAGCTGCATTCCCACTCGACTACAACAAGCTAAAGGACAGCGTTACAAAGCTCTATAAAGAAAATGTTAGAGTCTCAATTTCTCAGTTAATATCGGTAATCGCCGACCAACACGTCGGAGACATCGCGCACCCAGCATACGGGTTCAGTACAGCGTATGACAAAGACGGCAAGCTCATAGAGCAGAAGCAGGGTGAGCCCAGTATAATAGATCAGGCTCTAAAGAATGCCGGAATCCTGGACTCGCAATTTCAAAAACCACAGCTTTCTGTGCAGTTCGAGTGTGTGCCGCACTGGCAAAGAAAGGAAGAGACAATACTTCGAGTTTACGTCCGCGATGAGTCCTGCAGCGCATACCAAGAATATGCTGAAGCCATTACGGCTGGTAGATCTGATGTGACGAGATTCGTAGACATGGGAAGTATCTCTCCCAAGCATCCTCTGTTCACAAGAGGTTTCGTGACTAACGATTTGAGTAGTGCCGTGATTCTCAAAACACGCACAGATGTCTTCACAAAAATGCAATCCGAAGGAGTTCTCACCGCGGTGGCGACGACATCTGCAGCTCCTGATACGAGTGAGTGGAAAATAGATCTGAACGCGTTATTTAGGGCAGGTGATCCTCGCAAGCTGAAGTCCTTCATGCAGCGGGGACTGCCAGTCATACGCTACGGAAGCTCTGCAGGACTAGTCACTAACATCTCAGTGAGCAGCATCTCCGATCCGAGAATGAACACCGTGTCCATGTTGAGGAATAACGAAACTTCGGGTCAGGCTGAGAGTTCTGCTCGTGAAAGGGGTCTTCCTCTGCTCGTGAACGGAACCGAGGTCAACGTAGACATGGTGGGCTGTCCTATATTGAACTTTGGGCAGTCTTTCTACATTGACTTCGGCACGAACACTTCGATAGACAACATTTACGTCTGCACTGGCCTCTCACACAAGATCACTCCGGGAGAGTTCACGACCACAGGAAAGTTTACCTTGAACGTTGGAGCCTTCGGCATATACTCTTCTGCGGCGAGAGAGTTTAAGGTTGCGGCCTCACTTGCCCAACTCCTCGGCCGCGGCCCAGCCCCGGTCTCCGGGTCAGCGACGTCTTCAACTGCGACAACTCCGAAACCGACACCGATTGAAAGCCTCATGGGCACGGTCTCGCTAGATGACTTGTACACGCAGATTGAAGTAGTGAAGACCATCAACAGAGCGATCAGCGGGTTGAGGTTCTGGATGAGCACTGACGGGCAACCGGCTTCTAGCCTCTCGAAGTATTTCAAGCTCAACCTTGTGGGAGACTCACACATCGAGGTCGTCACTCCTGTCTCGACCTCTCCGCAGGGCCTCGCTTCACTTACACCTGAGCAAGAAAAGTACAGGTGTTATGAAATTGCGATTCCAACCACAAAATCTGTGAACATACAACAAAAGGGATACTTGTACGATTTTTCGCCAAGGGGCGCGCCTCCTATCAAGCGAAATGTTCTCTACGTGAACATGGACGGCTTTGACGCAGTGATCTCTGGTAAGAAAGAGGAAGTCGCTTCCATGAAAAGAGAAAGAAAGAGCCAGTGAAAACATTTCGACTTGAGACTATAGTCAAGCGTGAGAGAAATAACTTTACTTCCGCAAGTGACAGGTTCGGGAAAGACAATCTCAATCAGGGAACGTCTGCAGACCCTCAAGAGTCCCCCAGAGGGCTCTTACTTAGTCGGGTCGACTTCTCCGGCCTCGACCTCACTCGAGGACCTTGTCACGGGTTTCTCGCTTGAGCTCCCACAGCTAGTCTCAAAAGAGATGCGAGCTGCTTACGAGAAATATCTTGGTAGCAACGAGATCGATTGGAACCTCGCGCTTGGAGCGAGGGGTCTCGCTGCAGAGTTGAAGAGATATCGATCCGATGTGCTCGAGATTGTTGAGGAAATGGAGTCTACGGGTTACGCAGAAGTCCTCATCAGGGGTCGCAGGATATTTGAGAACCTCCAACCGATCAGGGTTGATCCAGTGAGAGTGAGGTCTCTTGTCGATTCTGGTGAGCCTCTCGAGTCCTTCATTCCACCATCTGGCAATGAGTGCGAAAGGGTACGGTACACACACGGTACAAAGACGGGTCGGTTGAGGGTTGAGTCTGGTCCCCGCGTCCTCACCATGTCAAAGCAGCACAGGAATGTTCTCACGTCAAGGTATCCTGGTGGGAAAATTCTGAGCATTGACTTTGTCTCTCTTGAGCCCCGTCTCGCTCTCTTCGCAGTGGGCAAGAAGTCTGCTGGTGACGTTTATGACGAGATGTCGAGGCTGTCAGGCGAGTCTCGGGCAAAGACAAAGATAGCGACTCTCTCTTTCTTGTATGGCGCTGCCGCGACGGACGGAGTCGGCGACAGGCTCAAGCGACACGTCCGAGATTTCTTCAACGTGAACGAGTTGCGCAGAAAGATTGAGGACTGTCAAGGTCGCAACGGCTACGGTAGGCCGCTTCAGGTCGAAGAGGAGCGTCTGCTAATACCTCACTGGGTGCAGTCAACTGCAGTGGACGTCTGCCTCCTCGGGTTCAGTGATCTTGCGCAGCGCCTCAGCGGTTTCGCTGACCCGCTTTTCCTCGTCCACGACGCGATGTTCATTGACGTTCCCTCTGAGAACACTGGGATAATCTCAGAGATCGCATCTGAGGGAATAAAGGTTTCCCCTTACGGAAGGTTTCCCGTTTCTCTGAATGGACTGGAGTTCACGGAATAGTTATCGCCATGGACACCTTGCAATTCATCAGACACCACACTCGTAAGATCCTCAGTGAGGAAGGGCCGAAGTACTCAACGAGAAAAGGTCTTGGCGCAGGCAGAATCTCTGCGAAGGCGAGGCAATCACTCGGTCTTGCAGCCACGAATCCGACTGAGCTTCTTCGTCGGCTGAAGGTCGACAACTACAAGACAAAGGGAAACACCAAGCTCGATGAGGTCCTAAACTTCCTCATCGAGGTATTCACGAAGTCTGAGCTGGGCATCGCGTTTGAGAGGCCGCAGAAGGCAGACAAGGGAATCTCAATCCCAATAACAATGATCGCCGGTAAAACTCCAGCAGTGCCAAAGTCACAGGCACCTCGCTACGTGCAAGCGACTCTTCTTGCCGCCACTTCAAATGGGCTGATAGATTTTGATTTTGTGAGAGACGACATCCAGCTCGGTGGCACGGGCAAAGAGCAGAAGGGAAGCGAGAAATTTGCTGTCATAATCACCTACAAGGGTTGAACTTCGACGGCAAGCTCTTAGAATCTTCTCATGGAAGATCAACTCACTCAGCTCCAGGCCCGATACGAAAAGTTCTGCAAGCTCTCTCACTCTGCAGGTGAGGGGAGATCTTCACAAGTAAAGGAGATGGTAGAGTCTCTCGGTGAGAGGCTTCTCATGTGCCCAGGCTCTCTCAACGAGGGACAGCCCTGGAGCCGACCGGGCGGACTCATTGACCAGTCGATCGGCGTCACCATGAAGATGCGTTCCATCGCGAAAGCCCTGGAAATCCAGGTCCCAACGGAGTCCCTCATCCTCGTGGGGCTCTTCCACAACATCGGCATGGTGGGCGGACCCCTCGAGGGTGAGGACTATCTCGTTGAGCAGGACTCTGATTGGCATCGAAAGCAGGGCCGGCTCTACCGCTACAATGAGCATCTCCCGAAGATGCCGATCGCTCACAGGTCCCTCCACGTGCTACAGCACTTCGGTGTGTGCCTCTCAATGGACGAGTGGGTGGCAATTGCGACCTCGACGGGTCCCTCGAGGGAGGAGAATAGGTTCTACATCGGCTCTGAGCCGGACATTAGTGTACTTCTCACCCAGGCACGCCAGTGGATTCTCAAGGGGCATAATACTTAAAGCATGCACAGAGAACTACGGGCCATCATTCGAGAGATGATCGAGGAGATCGAGGAGGAAGAGGGCCTCGACGAATTCTCTGGTGTCGCAGCTCTTGGCGGCGGTCCCGCCATGCCGCTCGGAACGGACGCTCACTATCCTGACTCAGAAATCGGGAAGAAGCGAAAGATCAAGGAGGCGAGCACAGTCTATTCTGCTGGCTCTGTCATAGTTTCTGGTGATTACGACGGAGACGGGAAACCTGATTCAACATTTGGGAAGGTCCCACGCACCCGTGAGCAGATGTACTATGACTCAGTCGAGAGACTCGCACGTTCATTCGGTGGGTCTGAAAGTCCTTTCGACTCTCATCACCACGTCAAGAAACATTTGACTCCGCGCTACTGAACAACTCTACTACACTTTCTACAATCTCAATGTGGATGGTTCCACAAAGAGGCATCCGGTAAGGGGCGACGCTTCCGGATGCTAAACTCCCAACAATCAAGGACAAAAACAACATGGCAATCGATTTTGACGCAATCCGCAAGAAGCTCGGCCAGCTCTCCGGCCAGAACAAGAAGTCCGCAGTGACGTGGCGCCCCGAGGAGGGCAAGGACTACCAGGTCCGCATCATCGCCTTCCCGGACAACGACGGCCAGCCCTTCAAGGACCGCTGGTACTACTACGGCATCGGTGGTGACAAGGCTGGCGCTATCCTTGCTCCGTACCAGTTCGGTAAGAAGGATCCGATCCAAGACCTCATCACGAAGCTCCGTGAGGACAACTCCGATGCTTCCCGCGAGCTCGCCAAGAAGCTCTACCCGAAGCTCCGCACCACTGCGGCGGTGGTTGTCCGCGGCGAGGAGGACAAGGGTGTCCGCCTCTGGTCCTTCGGCAAGATGATTTACCAGGACCTCCTGAAGCTCATGCTCGATGAGGATTACGGTGACATCACGGATCCCGAGGCCGGCCGCGATGTGAAGGTCTCCGTCAGCCGCGCTCCGGGCAAGGCGTTCGCGGATACGAAGGTGACTCCCCGCGCCACGCCGACTCCCCTCTCGAAGGACTCGGCGCAGATGAAGCAGTGGCTCTCGGCGATCCCCCGCATGGAGGACTACGATGAGCTCCTCGGTGTGGAGGAGATCGAGAAGCGAGTGAATGACTGGCTCACGGGCGGTTCCTCCGAGACTCCTGCCGTGAAGGTCGAGACGAAGACCTCCTCGGCGGAAACCATCGATGATGACATCGCGGCGATGCGCTCCGGTGGCGGGGGCGGTGGGTCGAAGCCGAAGCCCAAGTCGAAGGCATTCGATGACCTCGATGACGCATTCGCAGAGCTCGAGTAGCTCAAACCGGCTCTAACGAGCCTTCACCCCGGGTTTCGGCCCGGGGTGAACACTTTAAGGCGCCGATTAGAATCAGTAAGCAGGAGGACAAATGTCAAGAAGGAAGCTGCCCCTCACTGAGGGCACCACGAATCCCACCGATGACTTCACTTCGGATCTCATCGACTCTCTCAACCGGGACCTCGGCCACCGGGTCGCGTACAATCTCGCATCGGACCAGTCGCCCACCCACGTGAAGCGGTGGATCTCTACGGGTTCGAAGCAGCTCGATTACATTGTGGCGAATCGACGCGATGGTGGACTCCCCGAGGGTCGAATCGTCGAGATCTTTGGCCCGCCCTCGATCGGTAAGAGCCACATCGCGACTCACATTGCCCGCTCCACCCAGAAGATGGGCGGGATCGTGGTCTACATCGACACCGAGAATGCCACGAACCCAGAGAACCTGCAGGCGCTCGGTGTCGACATCTCGAAGCGTTTCGTGTACGTCGATACTCACTGCACCGAAGAGGTCTTCGACATTGCCGAGAAGACGGTCCTGAAGGCGAAGGCGCTCAACAAGGACGTCCCCATCACCATCATCTGGGACTCGGTCGCTGCCTCCTCCCCGAAGGCTGAGCTCGAGGGTGCCTACGACAAGGACACCATCGGTCTCCAGGCCCGCGTGATCTCGAAGGCGATGCGCAAGATCACTGGCGTCATCGGTGACCAGTCCGTCCTCTTCGTCTGTCTCAATCAGATCCGCACGAAGATCGGTGTGATGTACGGAGACCCGACTGCGGTGCCGGGTGGCAACGCGATCCCGTTCCACTCCTCTGTCCGCATCAAGCTCGGTGCTGGACAGCAGATCAAGGGACCGAACGACTCTGTCATCGGCATCAACGTCTCCGCGAAGACGATCAAGAACAAGGTCGGGCCGCCCTTCCGCGCAGCGAGCTTCCGAATCATCTTCGGCAAGGGGATCGAGGAGCACGAGGAGATCTTTGACATCCTGCGTCAGCACGGTCCCGATATGGTCGACAACCACCAGGTGACAGTCGAGGGCACGGGTGCCTGGAAGACTCTCAGCGTCGTCAATGAGAAGAACGAGAATGTCATCACGAAGAAGTTCCACAAGCCCGATTTCCTCGAGCTCATGAACGATCCGAAGTACAAGCCGTGGATCGACGGACTCCTCGAGCGTGCCATGACTCGAACTGCGCTGAAGGCTGAGGATGTCGACATCGATCCTGAGTCCTACGAGGAAGTTCGCTCTCTCGCTGATCAACTCACCGAGTCTGGATACGATATCTCACCGGAATGAAAATGCAGGACGAACGCCCAGTCCTACTCATCGACGCCTACAACCTGTTCATTCGCAATTTCTGCGCTAACCCGCTGATGGCGGATGGACAGCACGTGGGCGGAGTTGTGGGGTTCCTACAGTCACTGAATTCTCTCATAGCTGCTCACAGGCCGAAGGAGTGCGTCGTCGTCTGGGAGGGTGGAGGTTCGACCCGGAGGCGGGACATCTATCCTGACTACAAGGCAAAGCGTCGTCCCGTAAAGCTCAACAGGTTCCACGAGGGTGACATTCCAGACACTCTCGAGAACAGGAACTGGCAGGTGAAACTGCTCATCCACGTCATGAGGAACCTCCCGGTCAGGCAGGTCTACGTCTCTGACTGCGAGGCGGATGACGTCATCGGCTACCTCGCAAAATACTCATACTCACGATCACGGGTGCTGATCGTCTCCTCAGATCATGATTACTTACAGCTGGTGGACGATCGGATCACGATATGGTCTCCTACACTGAGATCGATTGTGACGAGAGAGTCTGTCAAGGAGAAGACCGGGATATGGCCGCACAACCTTCTCGTCGCCCGCTGTTTCTGTGGCGACACATCAGACGCACTGCCGGGAGTGAAAGGTCTCGGTTTGAGGACGATGGTCAAGCGTTTCCCAGAGCTCGCTGGGGACGAAGAGGTAAAGCTCGAACAGATAATCGAGAAGGCGAGCTCCATGCCCGACAAGTCTCCCAAGGTTTACGCACAGGTGAAAAACAGCGCAGACCTGGGTAGAATGAACTGGAAATTGATGAAGTTGGATGTCTCGAACCTCAGCTGGAACCAAGTCTCGAAAGTGAACGGTGCAGTCGAAAACTCCCTTCCCGAAGGGAACAAGATTGAGCTCATACGTTCCTTAATCAAGGCTGGGATCAAGACATTCGACGTCGATCGACTCTATCTCAACGCAACAGTAAACCTCAAGGCGGCAAAGCAGAATGTCTGAGTTCAATCCGGGTGAAGCCCTGTTCAAGCAATACGGGAAGGCTTTCCAAGAGAAAATCTTCCAAGGTCTCTTGACTGACCACACGTGGGCAGCACAGATGACCGAGGTGATGAAGCCTGTCTACTTCGATCTCAAGTACCTCGCGTTTCTCAGCGACAAGTACTTCAAGTACCACACGAAGTACAAGGCTTTCCCGACGATGTCTCTCCTCATCTCGATCATCAAGGACGAGCTAAAGGAGCAGAACAACGCTGTCCTCAAGGAACAGATCGTTGAGTACCTCGGTCGCATGCGGACTTCTCCCGACATGGGCGACATTGCCTATGTGAAGGACAAGTCACTCGACTTCTGCAGAAAGCAGGCACTTCGTGAGGCGCTTGAGAAGTCCGTTGAGCTCATCTCAGGTGACAAGTACGATGCCGTTGTCGATCTCATGCGCAAGGCGGTTTCCGTCGGTCTACCCACTTCTGTCGGTCATGACTTCTTCGAGGATGCAGAGGCCCGCTTTGTGAAGATCAATCGTCTCGCTTGCCCGACTGGTCTCGAGCAGCTCGACCAGAAGACCGTTCTCAACGGTGGACTCGGTCGAGGTGAGCTCGGTGTCATTGTGGCGAACACTGGCGTCGGCAAGAGCCACATGCTGGTTGGACTCGGCGCGCAGGCTCTCAAGCTCGGCAAGAACGTCGTCCACTACACCTTTGAGCTCACAGAGACCGCGGTCGGAATCAGGTACGACTCTCACTTGACTGGTATTGCTTCCAACGAAATCCAGGACTCGAAGCAGGAGGTCCTTGACAAGTACAAGGAGATGGATCTCGGAAAGCTCATCATCAAGGAATACCCGACAGGCGCAGCGACGGTGAACACGATCCGCAATCACCTTGAGAAGCTCTCGCTCCGTGGCTTCACTCCCAGCATGCTGCTCATCGACTATGCAGACATCATGCGTTCGAGCCGTGAGTATGATGCCCTCCGCCTTGAGCTGAAGCTCATCTACGAGGAGCTTCGCAACCTTGCGATGGAGAGGAACATTCCGATCTGGACTGCCTCTCAGGCGAACAGGGATTCGTCGAACGCAGATGTTGTCGGTCTCGAGAATATGTCAGAATCTTACGGAAAGGCGATGGTCGCCGATGTGGTTCTCTCACTCTCTCGAAAGCCGACCGAGAAGGCGACCGGAGCTGGCCGACTCTTCGTGGCTAAGAATCGAGCGGGTCGGGACGGAATTCTCTTCCCAGTTCACATTGACACAGCGCGATCCACAATCAAGATCTTGGAAGAGAGCGAACTTACTCTTCAGGAAGCGTTGAACCAAGATGACAACGACCGGAAGAAGCTGATCAAGGAAAAGTGGACCCAGGTGATGGGAGCGAAGTAATGAACGAGACAACGAGGCAAACTGCACTTAGGGAGACATCCGCTTACTTCGAGGGTGATGAGCTCGCTCCAGACGTCTTCATGAAGTATGCGCTTCGCGACGCAGACGACGACCTAATCGAGACCAATCCGGACCAGATGCATCGTCGACTCGCGAAGGAGTTTGCCCGTATTGAGGCAAAGTATCCGAACCCGATGAGCGAAGACGAGATCTACGAGCTCCTGAAGGACTTCAAGGACGTCATCCCACAGGGTTCTCCGATGTCGGGCATCGGGAATTACTACCAACTGCAGAGCCTGTCAAACTGCTTCGTTATTGAGCAGCCACAGGACTCTTACGGTGGCATTCTCTTCACTGACCAGGAGCAGGTCCAGATCATGAAGCGCCGCGGCGGAGTCGGATTCGATGTCTCCACCATTCGCCCAAAGGGTCAGCCCACCACGAATGCTGCTCGGACGACTGATGGCATCGGTGTCTTCATGGAGAGATTCTCTAACTCTACACGCGAGGTGGCGCAGGGCGGCCGACGTGGCGCTCTGATGCTCACGATTGACTGTCGCCACCCGGAGATCGAGACATTCATTGACATCAAGCGTGACCTGAAGAAGGTGACGGGCGCGAATATCTCTATCCGTTTCACGGACGAGTTCATGCAGGCGGTCGAGGGCAACACCGGTTTCTGCCTTCGCTGGCCGGTTGAGGCTCATCCCGAGGACGCAGAGATCGTCAAGATGGTCGACGCGAAGCAGATCTGGGATAAGTTCGTTGATGCAGCCTGGGCTTCCGCGGAGCCTGGCGCTCTCTTCTGGGACACCATCGTCAACCAAGGAATCGTTGACTGCTATCGTGACGTCGGTTACAAGACGATCTCTACCAATCCATGCGGTGAGATTCCTCTCAGTCCTTATGACTCGTGTCGTTTGATGGTCATTAATCTCACGTCCTTTGTAACCGATCCTTTCGGCGACAGTCCTACGTTTGACTTCAATCGATTCAACACTGTGGTGATGAAGGCCCAGCGTCTCATGGACGACCTTGTCGATCTTGAGATTGAGTGCGTGGATCGAATCCTCGAGAAGATCGAGAAGGACCCGCAGCCAGATCACGTGAAGCGGATTGAATGGGATCTCTGGCACAAGATCCGCGCGGCTGGTAAGAATGGTCGACGGACGGGTCTCGGCGTCACTGGACTCGGTGACGCTCTTGCAGCAATGAACATTCGCTACGGTGACGGTTGTTCGATCGACGCTACTCGTGAGATCTACAGAGCTCTCGCAATCGGAGCTCACCGTTCTTCACTCATCATGGCGAAGGAGCGCGGCGCTTTCCCAGCCTTCGACTATGAGAAGGAGAAGGACCATCTCTACCTGTGCAGGGTGATGTCAGCCTGCAATGGTGACAGCTATAATATGTGGAAGACCACTGGCCGCCGCAACATTGCCCTAACGACTACGGCGCCGGTTGGCTCAGTCTCCTGTCTTACCAGGACGACATCGGGTATCGAACCTGCATTCCTGCTCTCATACAAGCGTCGTCGTAAGATCACGCAGGGAGATCTCACGTCAAGGGTCGACTTTGTGGATCCGATGGGTGACAAGTGGCAGGAGTACACGGTCTACCACCACTGGTTCAAGAAGTGGATGGATCGTACGGGAAAGACCGACCCAAAGGAGAGCCCATACTGGGGAGCAACTGCGAACGACATCGATTGGGAAAAGTCGGTCGACATCCAGGCTGCGGCTCAGCAGTGGATCGATCACTCCATCTCTAAAACTTGCAACCTCCCGAACTCTGCTACACGTGAGATTGTGAATGACGTCTATATGAAGGCGTGGAAGTTCGGTTGTAAGGGTTTCACAGTCTACCGTGACGGATGTAGGACAGGCGTTCTGGTGCAGAATGATGAGCCCAAGAAGGAGAAGAAGTCAGAGGATGGGAGACTCACTCCCAGGAGGCCGAAGTCTCTTCACTGCGACATTCACCGGGCCAACATCAGGAACGGTGAGAACACTGAGTCGTGGATGGTCCTCATAGGTCTCAACGATGGCAAGCCCTACGAAGTCTTCTGCGGCATTCCTGAGAATATCGAGATCCCGAAGCGATACAAATCAGGTTCCTTGATTAAAAATGGTAAGCGTGATGGTGTTGCCACATACAACCTCTCTGTCCCGGTCGGTGACGATGAGAATCTCGTCTTCAAGGACGTTGTCAACCTCTTCGACAATCCGACTCAAGGAGCGTTCACGAGGACTATATCACTGGCTCTCCGTCACGATGTCCCACTCCAGTACATCGTGGAACAACTACAGAAGGACAAGAACAGTGACATGTTCTCATACGCAAGAGTAATCGCAAGAGTTCTCAAGGGGTACATCAAGGATGGTACAAAGTCAAGCGAAAAGGGGTGCCCTGAGTGTGGTAACTCAGAGCTCGTCTATCAAGAGGGGTGCCTCTCTTGCAAGGCGTGTGGCTTCTCCAAGTGCAAGTGAAGAAGACGAAATCGAACAGGCTATTCGCAACCTAACACAACCGGGGTACGCAGTGAACTTCATCGCAGACGTTTCTAATCACATCAAGGCAGTCGAGCTCAAGGTCGATCCGATCATCATCCGAGTGAACAAGTTCGACGAGGATTCGGCGAAGGAGTTTACCTCCCAGATGAGCATGGCACAGAACACGGGCCAGTCGGTGATCCCCATCGTCATCGACTCCTACGGCGGTCAGGTCTACTCCCTCATGGCAATGATCTCGGCGATCAAGGCCTCCCGAGTTCCGGTGGCCACCATCATCGAGGGCAAGGCAATGAGCTGCGGAGCGATCCTCTTCAGCTTCGGAGCTGAGGGGAAGCGTTACATGGACCCGGACGCGACCCTCATGATCCACGACGTCTCCAGCGGCGCATGGGGCAAGGTCGAGGAGATCAAGGCCGACGCGAAGGAAGTCGAGCGCCTCAACAAGAAGGTCTACGAGATGATGGCTCGCAACTGCGGCAAGCCATCGGACTATTTCCTGAAGATGGTCCACGAGAGGGGTCACGCAGATTGGTACCTCGATGCAAATGAGGCGAAGGGTCACAACCTCGCCAACGAGCTTCGAATCCCGACTCTCACTTGTAAGATCAACCTCGATTACATCTTGGACTAAGCATGAATATCGTAGCCGAGTACATCTGGCAGGACGGAAGCCATCCGACCCACAAACTTCGAAGCAAGACAAAAATCCTGCAATACAGCGATGCAAACAAGCCTTTCGGAATAGAGGACATTCCTCGGTGGACCTTTGATGGCTCTTCCACCGGACAGGCTTCTGGTGACAGAAGTGACTGTCTTCTGATTCCCGCAAGATTTACTCTTGATCCCACTCGAGAGAAGAATCACGAGAGAGTCCACATTCTCGTCATCTGCGAGGTCTTCACCGCGGACATGAAGCCCCACGAGTCAAACACTCGCAGCAAGCTTCGTGAAGTTGTTGAGAAGACCCTTGACCACGAGCCCCTGTTCGGTATCGAGCAGGAGTACACGATGTTCAAGGACGGTCGGCCCCTCGGTTGGCCCACGGGTGGCTACCCTCCCCAGCAGGGTCCTTTCTACTGCGGTGTTGGATCCGATGAGGTCTTCGGTCGGGAGCTTGTCGAGGAGCACATGGCAGCATGTCTCGACTCCCGCATCGCCCTTTGCGGTATCAACGCCGAGGTGATGCCTGGCCAGTGGGAGTTCCAGATCGGAACTGCTGACGCTCTCACTGTCTCTGACCACCTCATCTTTGCACGTTGGCTTCTCTACCGAATCGGCGAGAAGCACGGGATCACTGTGAAGCTTGATCCCAAGCCAGTCGCAGAGCTTAACGGTGCAGGAGCCCACACCAATTTCTCAACAAAGCGTATGCGTGAACCTGAGGGAATCTATGCTATCAAGGAAGCTTGCGAGCTGCTTCGCGTTCGTCACGAGCATCACATTGCTCACTACGGCCACGGTATTGAGCTTCGTCTCACGGGTCACCACGAGACATGCTCCTACAGAGAGTTCCGATACGGTGTGAGTGACAGAGGAGCCTCTATTCGGATACCTCTCCATGTGGCGCAAGAGGGCTGTGGATACCTCGAGGATCGTCGACCGTGCGCTAACGTTGATCCATACGTCGTGACCCGTCTGCTTCTTGAGGCGGTCTGCGGGGTGGAGTGAAGCCAGCAAAGATAGAGCTGCTGACAAAAGTTGTAGCATGGAGATTCTTTTCCATGCTCTACGGATTCACGATAACCTACATCTTCACCCACAGCGTGGGAGAGTCCGCAGGAATAGTCTTTCTGACGGGCTCAACACTCACCCTCCTTCAGTGGGTGTTTGAGATCATTTGGGACAGACACATTAGAGAGAGAATTAGGAATGCCCTTTCAAGAGAACAAGGTAGAGCTCATTGGTTGGTACGGTGGAGACGAGGCTCACGCACTTTCGGCTTGGACGAGCACGAGCAGGGACATCAGCCCAGAGAAGAGAAAGAGAGTTCCAGAGCTTTTGAAGATGCTCGCGGAGAACGGGCACGAGACGCCGTTTGAGAAGAGCTCGATTCACTTCCTCGTGACAGTGGACACTGCGACTCACATTCATCTCCTCAAGCATCGCATAGGCGTCTCAATCAATGCAGAGTCTGCTCGTTACAAGGAGCTCAAGGACGACAAGTACGTGGTGCCGGATGACTGGCCCACTGTCGAGAAAGCGAAGTATATCGCATTCATGGAAGACGCGATAATGCGCTACCATGATACCCTTGAGCGTCTTGTGAAGGACGGGATGGATCGAAAGCGAGCCAAGGAGTCTGCCCGATTCTATCTGCCCTATGGCAACCAGGTGACGATGGACGTCATGTTCAACTGGCGTTCCTTCAATCACTTTCTCAACCTGCGGATGAAGAGTGACGCTCAGAGGGAAGTGAGAGAGATCGCAGAGCAGATGCTCCAGCTCGTTGCCGGCATCCCAACAAATCCGTTCAAGCACACGATCGAGGCGTTCGGTCTCGCTGACAGAGTCGAGGAAACTTTCCACCCACCTTACTGACTGCAGTATAGTTATCGATGGACGGGTAAACAGCCCGTAAAGGATAACAGCATGCCGCCAGTTAAGCTCGTTCCAGTTGATCTCTCGATCGCATCGTCATACAACAAGTCAGGTGGGACAGGTGGTCCCAGAGCAAATCTCACGCCCCTTGCCAAGCTGGGTAAGGCAGGAATTGCCCACCCCGAGATGGCACCGGCTCTCAAGGCACTCTCTGATGCAGTTGCTGCTGCAGGTGGTGATCTCCGAATCACTGAGTGCCACAGAGATGTTGCAGTCCAACAGGCTGCAAGGACAAAGTATGACAACTGGGTAAAGGCTGGCAAGCCGTCGCCCGGATCTGCAACCTGGAACGCCGCCACCATGAAGAACGCTTTCGTGGCTCTTCCGGGTCGCTCCGGTCACAATGCAGGCAGAAGCATCGACGTTCACCTCTCAGAGCTCAAGTTCCCGGGTGTCCCTGCAGATAAGCAGCTTGACAAGCTCTGGGACCTCGCAATTCCTCTTGGCTGGAAGCCGATCATCAAGACTGCGGACGAGGGAGCGAAGGAAGCCTGGCACTTTGACTTCTGGGGCGAGCTCACTGGCGTTCTCAACCGGCTCGGCTATGAGCAGGCCGCACTCTGCGGCGCTCTCCTCGTTGGTCACGGCGATCTCCAGGGTTTCCCCGCGGTCACACAGGCCCTTCTTTGTCGTGCTGGATTCGATATTGGCAAGATCGACGGTGCTCTCGGTCCCAAGAGCATTGCCGCACTTTGTCTAGCCCTTGGGCTCGCAGAGGCTGTCGTGAAAGCGAAGATTACTGCAGGCGATGAGTCTATCTGGGCTGCTCTCCTCGCTCTCCCAGTGAAGTAGTCAAAGGGAGTCCACAAGTTTGTAAAGTCTCCGTCAGGATGTATTATCTTGATACGGAGGTGAAGCTTGTGGACTCCCCCAAAGTACGGACTAATCCAAGAGAAGTACTGGCCTGATCCCTGGAAGATCCTTGTCTGCTGCCTCTGTCTCAACCTCACTACGAGGAAGCAGATGGAACCAGTTGTTGAAAGGATGTTCCAGCGATGGCCTGATGCAAAGTCTCTGTCAGAAGCTGATGACGCAGAGCTCACGGATGTCATCCGAACTCTTGGCATGTGGAAGAAGCGCGTCAATACTCTGAAGAAGATGTCGGCCCAGTATCACGAGGGCAAGTGGAATGACGTCCTCCAGCTTCACGGAGTTGGGAAGTATGCCTCGGACGCGTACCGAATCTTCGTCCTCGGTGACTGGCGCAGCGTCCAGCCGCAGGACCACGCTCTCAATGACTACCACGACTTCCTGAAGAAGCACTACGGCGAGTCAGAACATCCGTCTGCCAACCACAACTTCACCTGTTGACGGGAAGACACAAAAGTTTCACAAAATTGTGTTCTCTGTTCATCCGATGAATTAAAAAGAACAAGGAGGCTGGAATGACCAATATCGAGCTTGCAGCAGTTCATACGGCTCTTCGGCTTGCACGTGAGCGTTGTGACAGCGAGGCAGGGTCGACGCCTCGTGATTGGGAGATCACCGCGCTGGCCAACATTGAGAATATGCTCGCTGAGGTCAACAGGACACCTCACGATGAACGACCCGCTCTCATGGGATCTTTCAACGCTCGAAAGTGGCATTCGAGCTAGAGGAAGAGAAGACGTGCTACCGCTCTATCTCTTGCTCAACTTTTCTTTCGCTGACACTCTCATCGGTACCTGTCAATTCTGGGGTGATGAGCCCCACTACATCTCAGCGGTGGGAAATTTCTCTGCCCACCACCAGGGAGACCTCCGCAGGACGGGCTTTGTCGGAACCACCGAGGTGTGGGAGGGAACGGGCCCAGTGTGGGTCATCTACACCGCAGAGAGTGCAAAGTCGAAGTACCAGTTCCGAGTCAACGGAAGCCTGCAAACCTGTGATCGATTCTAAGGAGGCGTTGTGCCCGAGGGTCCCGAAGTCGCAAACTTTGTCCGCTCCATCAACAGCTTCCTCGGTGAGGGTGACAGGCTTCTCTCAGTTACGCCACTATCAGGTCGCTACACGAAGAAGCCCATCGAGGGACTCGCCAACGTCCAGTTTCCTCTCACAATCGAGAGTGTGGGTTGCAAGGGCAAGTTCATCTACTGGACCTTCCAGGACACTGAAACAGTCATCTTCAACACTCTCGGGATGTCAGGTGCATGGTCAAACGCCCCTCGTCACGCAAGGGTGAAGTTCGAGACATCCGAGGGTGAACTGTACTTCAATGATCCGCGAAACTTCGGCACCCTAAAGTTCTGCAGCCGCAAGGACTTGAAGGTGAAGCTTGATTCACTCGGCCCCGACATGCTCAACGAGATAGTGAAGCCTGCCACTTTCATCGAGAGGCTTCGAAAGCATCCTGAAGCGACCCTGGCTGAAGTCCTCATGAGTCAGGGAATCGTCTCAGGAGTCGGAAACTACCTGAAGGCGGACTCTCTCTGGATGGCGAAACTCAGCCCATGGCGAAAGGTGAACCAGACGACAGATGAGCAGCTCACAATTCTCTGTGAATCCGTGAAGGATGTCATCAAGACGGCGTACCTCAACGGTGGCTCCACCATCCTCACCTACAAGGGGTTCGACGGTGAGGAAGGGAAACACTCTATGCTTGTCTATGGCCGAAAGACGGACCCCAACGGCGAGACTGTGGTGTGCCAGGAGACCAAGGACGGTCGCACAACGTGGTGGGTTCCGCGAGTTCAGAGTTAAACAACTCTCCTCGGCTCATTACACTATTTTGCAAGGAGCAAAATGTTTGTGAAACCCACGCAAACTGTCAAGCAGTTTGACGGCAAGATCGTAACCTTCTTCACAGAGAACAAGCTGTGGGTGAAGGCGTATGAAAACGGAAAGAACGCGTGGGAGAAGCGCAACTGGGCATACGCACAGAAGATCGTCCAGAAGCCCGACGTCGTTCTAGACATCGGTGCGAACATCGGTCAGGAGATGCTCTACTACACCGGTTGGGCGAATCGAATCATCTCATTTGAGCCCAATCCCGCGACCTTCGAGGTCCTCAAGCAGAACGTTGACCAGAACAACATCAAGAATGTGAGGCTCGAACAGTTGGGGGTCGGATCAGGTCCCGCGAAGGCTTTCATCAATCTCATCAGGGGCAACGAGGGAAGGTCCTTTGTGACCGCCGTTCCGACAAAAGTCTCACACGAGATCACGATTGTCGCCATCGATGATGTTGACATTGGTGAGGGAAGTGTTGACTTCGTGAAGATGGACGTCGAGGGATTTGAACTCAGAGCCCTCCACGGAATGAAGAATCTCATCGACAAGCACAACCCAGTCTTTCAAATTGAGGCTCAGGACGAGAACCTGTCTCGTTGCGGAGTCACTTCTGTTGATATCTGGGACTTTTTCATTGATCGTGGCTACGTGGCTACGATCAATACGGGCAGGACGATCAATAGGGAGCACGCTCTCACGAAGGACCGTCCTCGAGTAGACCTCTTCTTCAAGAAGCCAAAGGAGTGAATATGCAGTACAGACTCTCTGATGAGACCATTTCTTCCATCGCAAAGCTCGTCCAGCTCGCCATCCTGACGGGCACGGACGTCGTTGACAATCTTCGCACTCTGCGTCTTGAAGCCCAGGGAGAGGAGCTCACCCCCACTTCCGAGTTCAACGAGAACTTCCAGAAGAATCTCGATGACCTTGCGCAGAAGGCTCTGGATCTCCAGAATGACGTCAACTGATGACAGGCTGACAGAGATCTTTCGCCTGCGTGAAGAGTTCATGCAGGCAATCTCAGAGAAGATGCCGGGCTATTATCCTGACTGGCCGATAGACGTTTCCAAGAAGCAGAGCCAGGTCATCCTTCGCGATTCCGTCCTTCGAGGAGTCGAGGAGATGTTCGAAGCTCTTCAGCACCTGAAGAACTCGAAGCCCCATCGACAGACTGAGGTGGCTCATTTTGAGAGGGAGGAGTTCCTCGAGGAGATTGTCGACGCTTACAATTACTTCTTGACGACTCTGGTGCTGATTGGAATCAGTCCCGATGAGCTTCACGATGCTTACCGCAAAAAGCACGAAAAGATCTTAGAGCGTCTAAAAAACGGTTACTGAGCTCGGGCTCTCAGGGATAATTACTCTGGGAGCTTGAGTTGTCTGCAAAGATTGCAAGAACTGAAGTAGAGAATCAGCTCTTCACCATCGTCAGAGACCCAAAGACGAAGTCGGTGAGGAGCATAACCACGCTCTACGACATGAAGATCGGCGTCGTAGAGAAGAAAGCGAACGTTCTCACGTCAGGAGACCTAACGGTCTATGGTAGCGCGTACTTTAAGGACGGTGTCGAGGGAGCGCTGACTCTCCCAAGCGGTGCGCCGACTGTTAGATCGGGCAACAACGTTACCATTGCGAATAACACTGACGGCAGCATCGTGATCAACGCGGAGGCAGACACGAGCTCCCTGACGGAGGAGTTTGCCCAAGTTCCGGGCCTCGTGGACTCCCTCTCAGCCCAAGTGTCATCCCTCGCGGCGACTGTGAGCTCATTCGCTTCGAGTCTCGGTTCGATCACGAACAATGTGACGACTCTACAGTCATCAGTCACGAACCTTCAGTCCACGACGAACTTGATCGCAGGAAACGTCACCACACTCAACACATTCATAACGAGCACGTCTTCCTCTCTCGACACCAGGGTCACGGAAGTCTCGAGCTCCCTGTCAAATTCGGTCACTGCGCTCTCTAGCTCTCTGTCTGGCAGCGTCTCAGCAATCTCTGGTTCACTGACGAGCCTGTCTGGTTCGCTCAGCGCGCTTGAGCTGAAGGTCTCTAACCTGAAGGGCGGCCTGGGGGTCGGTCTAGCCATGAATGAGCAGGTGGCGGGTGTGAGGGACGGAGTCAACAAGACGTTCAGCCTCTCACACGTCCCGTCTCCCCCTTCCTCTCTCATGCTGTTCCTCAACGGTCAGCTCCTCGCAGGGGGCAACGGATCTGATTTTCTTTCTATCGGTGACGAAGTAGTCCTATCAGAGTTCATTCCCGCCCCCAATCTCGACGACGTCATACTGGCGATGTACTCCTACGAGGTCCCAGTGAAGTCGTACTCCATCAACGAGCCCATAACCAGCCTGACGATGGGAAATTCGGGATATGAGATCGAGCTCGCCAACGTTCCGTCACCACCAGATTCTCTCATGTTATTCATGAACGGCCAGCTCCTCACTGCAGGAGAAACAAATGATTACATTCTTTCGGGCAAGAATGTCGTTCTCGCAGTCTCACTAGTTGACATTCAAGAATCGAGATTTTTTGCGACGTACTCGTATTAGTGTGCATGTAGTTTCGCGTGGTGCCTAATTGATAACGTGGAAACAAAAACGCACTACACTACTGCTGACATCTCTCTCGCCGCCTTTCTGCTTATGAGAGGTGTGAGAATCATCTCAGCTACCAGGGAAAAAGGGAAATTCGTTTTTGAGTTTGATGATGCAGAAAATAGAGCTTTAGAACTTTCTCAAGAATACATACTCTCAGAGTATCCACGCTATGACGCTTCATTGCGTCAGGTGAAGAGAATGCTCTACGGGCCATGAGCCCAGTCCATGTTGAGTCGAGTCGCGAACCGCTAAGGGCTACGAGCCTGGACGACGGAAAGATTTTGGACCACGCGTCCAGTCAACGTACTCAGTGACTCGGTAGTCACTGGGATCACTCCAACCGACAGGGAAGGGAATCATGGCACGTACACAACTCAGACTAGACTCTATTACAGGGTCGCTTTCAAGCATCGAGGCTGCCGCCTCTGGTACCATCGCGGCGGCGCCGAGCGCTATTGCCGCGGGCGACCTTGAGGCAGTTCTCGGACAATTTGCTGGCGCCATCAAGCGCATCCACGGTGCAGGCGCGTTCACCAATCAGGTGGCGGGACTCTTCACCCAGGCGACCACCATCAAGGGTGGCGACTTCAAGGTTCAGGACGGCTCGGCGAACGACAAGTTCACTGTGGGCAACGCTACTGGCTCCGTGACCGGTTCTGCTGGCGCGAAGTTCAATGCTGATCTCGACGTCGGCGCCACCGCGAAGATTGTGGGTGACGTCACCGTTTCTTCTGGCGACGTGATCCTCAACAAGGCTGTCGAAGCGAAGGTCTCTACTGCTAACGATCTCAAGTTCTCACCCGCTGGTGGCAAGAAGATCGTTGCGGACCTCGGAAGCCTCGGTGGTGAGAAGCTCTCCATCCAGTTCGGCGGTGCAGAGAAGGCGAAGTTCGAGTCTGCGGGCACGACTCTCGCTGGTCCTCTCACGGTCAACGATCTCTCGAACACTGCTGGTGCGATCGTCTTCCACGATAGCACGAAGAAGCTTATCGACAACGCTGGGCTGAAGTACGACGCCCCGAACAGCGTCTTCGTTGCTCCCAAGCTCCAGGGCACCAACCTCACTGCTACGCAGGTCACTTACGTTGACACCGACAAGAGCATCATTTCTGACGCTGGCATGACCTACGCGGCAGGGACAGGTCTCACTCTCAGCAAGGACCTCAGCGCTCGCAGCGGCTCCTTCTTGGGTGACCTCACTGTTACCGGTGACCTGAACATCATGGGTTCGACGACTTACGTCAACACCCAGGACCTTCTGGTGAAGGACGCGAAGATCGTCATCTCCTCGGGCTCGATCGTTAACGGAGCAGGTATCTACCTCGGTTCCGATTCGAACGTCGATGAGAGCATCCGCTGGACGACGGCTGATGGTGGCAAGTGGATCGCCTCTGACAAGTTTGCCGCGGATACCATCCAGGCTCTGGACCTCAGTTCGGCTCCGGTCGCTGTTGACCCTTCTGGTAACCTCGTCGAGATGGACTTCGCCGACTGGGTTCTCGGCACCGCCAATCAGGTGATCGTCACTGGCAGCGGAACCGATCTCCACGGCATCACCCTCAGCCTGCCCCAGAGCATCAATACCTCCGCGACTGTCCAGTTCGGCAAGGTGTTCATCGACGGTGCTACCGCATCTGACGCCTACATCGACGGTGGAAGCCAGTACCTCCAGCTCGGCTACAACGGTGGTTCGATCACCGTTGCTCAGTCTGGCCAGACGTCACTCGTTGGCTTCACCTCGACTTCGATCATCGGCGCTCTCAATGAGCTCGCTGCCGGTGGCGGCGGTGGCAAGGGCAAGTGGTCCAAGGCGATACTCGGCGCCGTGCCCTCCCCCGATGCCTCGATCGTGGATATGTCTGCAGCGATGGGATCTAACGTCTTCCCGTCGGACCTCACACGCGTTGACATCTACCTGAACGGCCAGATGATGACTTCGACAGCAGACTACTCGATCTCTGCTGGAGGTGCCTCCGTCGACTTCACGTTCGACGTGGCCATCGACGACGTGGTTGTGGTTGTCATCCGCTGATGACATGACCCTCGGTTGACGAGGGGGCGGCGGGGGACTTCGGTCCCCCGCCGTTTACTTTTAACATCAATTTTTAGATTCAAGAAATGAAGTACGAAGAGATAGAAACCAGAGTCAGCGAGATCGAAGAGATCTCAACAATGCTGAGGAACACTCTGGAAAGAGCAAGGTCTGAATTCGTTGAGTCTCAAGTCGAGATGCGGTTCATCAGGCAATTAGGAGAGATTGAGAGATTCGCTGTCGGTCTGCTAGAGTCCGCAAAGAAATCGACCTCACAAGAAGAGCTCAATTCCATTTTCGTCACAGGCATCGAAAAGATGATAGAGCATGCAAGGGTTGAGTCAACCAAGATCAAGGAGAAGCTGCCAGCTATGAGAGAGAGAGTTGCTGTCCTCGAATCATTCTCTAGCTTTCTCGATGACAAGAAAGTGACTCTCATCGGGAAGAAAGAAGCTATTGAGAGAGTTATCAACGAAGAAGGCGATCCACGACACCCCGAGAAGATTTCGACTCTCAGAGAAGCCGAACGAGTTAGAAAGAACAGAAAGCAAAACGATAGTTAGCAAGGGAGGCTATCTTGTCAGAAAATCTTCAAATTGTCCTTTGCGCTCTAGCGATCATCTCGGCAGAGTATACTGTCATCGCAGTCTCTTCTCTTGTCTCCAAGATCGTGATCGCTAATTTCGTGCGTGATCTCGGCGAGCTCACGAGGTCAAGAGAGACAAAGCGTGAGTGTCAAGCGGTGGAGGAGAAGATCGTTGCTCGCTACCGGCAGTCATTCCTCTGGCCACTTGAGATCTGGAAAGAGTATAAGCGGAGAAAATGATGTCAAGGGCCTCGTCCCTCGCAAAAGCCCTCAGAGATCTCAAGGATGAGAGGGATGAAGTTTCTGAGAGAAAGGCGGCCTACGATCACGATGTGAACAGGGCGATTGTGGCCCTCTCTCGTTTCACGAAGATAGTCGAAAGGGAAAGCTCGCCTGACATTAGACGGCCTGTCGGTGAGCAAAATCCCCCAGAGTCTTCACACCCACCGCCTCCACCACCTCCACTAGAAGAGGATGAAGCGACTGGTGAGATTCCTGCTGATTCGACGCCTGGGTGGGCAAAGAAAGCCTACAGGATGATCGCGCTCAAGACGCATCCAGACAGGATAGGCAACGATGAAAGGCTCACTGACAATCAGCGCGAAAGGCTCATCTCTCTATATAGAGAAGCAACTTCAGCGTATCACGAGAAGAAATATGAGTCTCTTGCTGAGGTCGCTGCAGAACTTGAGATTGAAGTGGAGATCCCCACTGCAGAGCTGGAGAGGGCTCTGGAGTCAAAGATAAGATCGATCAGGGATGAGATCGAGGGATCTCAGAAGACGATTAGCTGGCACTGGGGTATCTCTTTCGGTGACACGCAAAAGCGAATTCAAGTTTTGCATGCTTGTTGCAGGGTAATGCAGATACCTACACCAGATGATGATGTCCTCAAAGACATCATTGTGAAGCTCGAGTCTGAGCCCGAGTTCGACATCGTCGATAGACTCGGAAGAGTTCGCAGGATAAAGTCTGGCGCTGAGCGGAGGAAACTCGGCACACGCCCTGAGAAAAGGATACGATAAGGAGCTAAAATGCCACCCACAAGGATCAGAGGTCTGCAGGTTGCCGACAACAGTCTCGGGCCCGCTGACATTGTCTACTCACTCGATGATGCTTACGATAACGGCGGGGTGGGAACGGGTCGAACGATCACTGCAGACTCAGGGGCTGTCACCATTAACGCTGGCACGGGCGTAGCCCTCATCATAACGGGAAGTATCAGCGCCCAGAATTTCAACATACCCTCATCTTTCCTTGGTGATGCGTCAGACGGTTCGGCGACTCTCGATGGTTCTGCTTCTGTAAGTTGGGCGTCGAGAGTGGGCTCCGTCTATACGATGACCCGCGATGCCTACCTTCGCGATCTCACGATCAACTCGGGGGTGACACTTCGGGTTGCTGGGTTTCTCCCTTTTGTGAAAGGGACCCTGACGAACAACGGAACCTACGAGGCGAAGGGTAACGATGCGACAAACGCCACGGCAGGTGGAGCAATCTCCAACCAGGGGTCCTGGAACTACTCAACCGGCGGGGGAGGAAACGGCGGCGGTCCGACGACCGGAAACGCTGCGGGTTCGAATGCGTCAGGAGCTGGCTCGAACTCCATCGGCGGAAGCGGCGGCGGGGGCGGCGGCGCGGGCGCTCAAGCGGGTGGAACTGGTAACACCACTGTTGCCCCTGTTGCAGTGGTGACAGGCTGGCGTGACATCGGTTTCTTTGTTCGACGTAGAGTTTTCAACGTCGCAACCGTGCAATCAATAAACGGTTCGGGCGGCGGCGGTGGTGGGGCTGTCAACGGCGACGGTGTCAATTCTGGGACGGGCGGCGGCGGTGGCGGAGGGGCGGCGAACTGCTACGTTTTCTGTGACTCCCTTAATAACGCTGGAACAATTCGTGCAATCGGTGGGAACGGTGCAAATGGAACATCAGCAGGTGGTACTACAAAAGCCGGCGGCGGCGGTGGCGGCGCAGGCGGCGGAGTCATCGTTGCAGCAAACACGGTCATCAATCTTGGAACAGTTTCATCAGTGGGGGGCGCCTTCGGAAATGGCGCAAATGGCGGCACCACCGGCGCCGCAGGCACTGCTGGGACAGTTCTCATTCTAACGGGGTCATAGTATGGAAACAACAGTCACACTCAATCAGACAGTCCAGAATCCTGAGAATCGGACTCTCAGCTTTAACAGCGAGATAGTCTGCGGAGTCACTCTTACTTCTCAGCCTGACGGTACGGCTAGCGTAACGTTCAAGGTGACACCGGAGATTGAGGAAGCTCTCATCAGGACTCTCAGGTCTTCACTCGGTCAGAGCTCTTAGAATTTTACATTCTGATTCATGAGGCCATTAAATGAACTCAATTAAAGAACTTCGTCAGTTGGTAAGGGCCTACCTCAGTGAGGGTGGTCTAAAACTTCCTCCTGAGCACCGTAGAGATCTCACACCGTCATTAGTGAGAGAAGCGGGCGGAGTCTACAGAGAATTTTTAAAAGGGTTCAATGAATGGCTCAAGTCGAGAGGCAAGGCTCCGCTCGATCCCATTCGTCCGACAGGCTCTGCAACTCACGCTGAGAGAGACATTGTCGATCGTCCGAGCGCGACTTACGGTGACATCGACTACCTTGTCTCCTTCCCGGTCGACTACACTGGAAAGGATCTGACAGAGAGGAGGAAAGAGGAGGCTCTCACAGTCAGAGAATACACCGATCTCCTCACCGAGTACCTCACGACGGTCAGGCCCCCAATGGTCGACGTCGATCTCACTGTGGGCGGTCACCCACTCATGATCATTGTCAAAGTCCCTTCAGGCGGTCTGGCGCAAGTTGATACAGTCGTTACGCATCCAAGCTATTCAGAGTGGATGAAGGGTCGCTACACTCCCGAGCGCGGTATCAAGGGCTATGTCACCGGTAACCTCTACAAGGCTCTCGGTGACTACCTCGTCCTCACTATCGGCACTGAGGGTGTGATGGCTCGTCTAAAGGACGGTGAGAGGGTCCCCTCCAAGTTCAGGGCCGGCATCACCTACCACTCCGTCTCTACAGACTTCAGGAGCTTCTTCAGGGACATCGCGGACTACGTCATCGAGGGAGCCTACGTCGCTGACCCTCTCCTCGAACAATATCCGGGATTGAACCCAGACGATGTAAACATATCAGAACTTGCTTATGGTATTGTAGGACTGGCAAGGACAATGGAGAAAGCCGGTGATGTTGATTCGAGGGAGATGCTGACGACAATCTACGATTCCTTCGTAGAGGGAATGGACGAGAATGTTGGAAGGAAGCTCTCCAAGGACATCACTCCTGAACAGGAGGCAAAGATGAGGAAGCTCAACGTCACGCAGGGTGAGAGGGTCCGCCAGATCTTCGGAGTCTAACTTGAACTGGTTCACCAGCGACCTCCACCTGAACCATGAGAACATTCTGAAATACTGCTCCCGCCCCTTCGAGTCTCTGGGAGCCATGAATGCCGCGCTAATCGAGCGCTGGAATGAGACGGTCAAAGAGGAAGACACTGTGTACGTCGTCGGTGACGTATTTCTCGGAGATGCAGGGGCGGGAGCGGGACTAGTGAGGAAGCTTCGGGGCAAGAAGATCCTCATCAGGGGAAACCACGACAGGTCTCATCGGACTATGCTCGATTCGGGCTTTGACGAGGTCTGGCAACGGAAGACCATCAGTCTCCTCGATGGAAGGAGCGCTCTCCTCTGTCACAAGCCACTGCCAGAGTCTGTCCTCGACCACGTTGCTCTACAGATTCACGGTCATCGACACGAAGGTCCCGTCGTCAGCGGCAAGAGAGTGAACGTCTGCGTGGATCTCTGGGGCTATCGACCAATCTCAGAGAGTGAAATCTGCTCCCTTCGTCTCGGACCGAAGGGTCCCGGGAGCGTGACCGCCGAGGTCGTGGGCGACATGATAGAGATAAAAGCCTCAGTGAAAAAGGAGGACATGGATGGTCTCCTCGACCATCTCCAGTGTTTCTCCCGTACAATCTGGGATAACAAGAGGAAGGAGTAAAGGATATCCATGGCTCTCTCACCCGAGAACATCCAGATCATCAGAGAGAAGGCCCGCGAGGCGGGTGATCACCTGAAGGGCAGGCTGCCGCCATGCAAGTTTTTGAAGGTTCGGAACTCATATGCGCACATTTACGAGCGCCTGAAGTCGCGCCTCGGTCGAAGCTATAAGGACTGCGACGATTCTGAGGTCCCCCGTATACTCGAGATGATCGAGTGGTATCGTAATAACCCCTGCTGAGGAAAAATCATGGAAGCCGGAAAGACCAGAGTTCGAGTGATTGATGAGTACGGCAATAAGTGCGCCGTTGGTACCTACTACGGGCAGGGAGTGCCCGCTGCTGAGGTGAAGGCCGAGCGACCGCACCTCATCCACTACGCCGTCCTCGTTGGGAATGAGCTTCGCTACTATGCGACGGGTTTCCACACCCTGCAGCTCGCTCCCAGCGGCGAATGAAGCCGGGGGACGTTGTCCGCTTCATAGCAGGCAGCCCAGAGGTTCTCTACGTGGTCCTGAAGGGTCCGTACGAACACTCTGAACTGTCTCAGTTTCGCATCACTGAGGTGAGCGTCGTCTACGACGTCTACTCAGCGGGCGGAGGCGTGTTCACTGCCGTGAAGCGTGAGCTGTTGGAAATTGTCAAGCGCTGCTGAACACATCACACCTCAATTCTACAGTATCTCTCAAGGAGAAAGAATGGTGAATCCGCCCTCTCGATTCGTGGGTCTACACTCTCACGACGGTGCGAGTACTTTTGACGGTCTAAGCTTGCCGCAAGAGCACATCGACTTCTGTCGTGAGAACGGACTAGACGCTTGGTCGATGACGAACCACGGTCACATGAACTCCTTCGGCCACGCCTGGCTTCATACTGATAAGCTGCGGAAGGCTGGCGGCAACTTCAAGCTCATTCCGGGCTGCGAGATGTACCTCCACCCAGACCTTGATGAGTGGAGACGAGATCTCGACCGCTCGAAGGGAATCGTGAATGAGGACGTCATCACTCCCCTCTCTGCTGAGAAGGACGAGAATGATGAGACGACTGCGGTGACTGTCGAGGAGGTCGCCTCTCTCACGATGGAGAATGAGGAGGAGACTAAGTCAACGAAGTTCTACAACCCTGTGACACGTCGACACCACCTTGTTGTCATTCCGAAGACCTCTGCAGCGCTGGAGAGGTTGTTCGGTCTCGTGTCGAAGTCGTACTCCGATGGTTTCTACCGTTTCCCACGCATCGATTACAAGATGCTGAAGGAAGCTGCGAAGGGCGACTTCTTCGTCTCGACTGCCTGCATCGGCGGGCCTCTCGCCTGGGAAGTCTTCCAGGAGATGCAGGGTGTAGAATTTGACCAGCTCAGCTGGCGTCTTCTCGATGACAAGAGTCTAATGAACAGGACCATGTCCCGAATCGGTTCAACCTGGGACCGGATCGTCGATGCCGTCGGTCGCGAGAATGCTCACCTCGAGCTCCAGTTCAACAAGCTTCCGGCCCAGCACTTGGCGAATCGAGCCCTCATCGAATTTGCCCGACGTGAGGGGATCACCGACAAGCTCGTGGTCACCTGTGACTCTCACTACGCACGTCCTGAGCACTGGCGTGAACGTGAGATCTACAAGAAGCTCGGCCGGCTCAACTTCGAGGCGTTCAATCCTGACTCTCTTCCAAAGTCGAAGGACGAGCTCAAGTGCGAACTCTACCCGAAGAATGCGAAGCAGGTCTGGGAGACCTACATGGAGACCCGCGGCGAGGCGGATTTCTATGATGACGTGATGGTGAAGGACGCCGTGGAGCGGACCTGGGACATCGCTCACAATTCGATTGGAGACGTCCAGCCCGATAAGTCTGTCAAGCTTCCGACCTACATCATCCCCGAGGGGAAGACGGCGATCGAGGCTCTCACGGAATCCGTGAAGGAGGGGCTGAAGAAGAAAGGGCTCCACACGAACAAGGAGTATGTCCAACGCGCAGTTTACGAGCTGAAGGTCATCAAGGACAAGGACTTCGCCTCGTACTTCCTCACGATGAAGGAGATCATCGGCCTCGCAAAGACAAAGATGTTCGTCGGTCCCGGTCGAGGTTCGGCTGCCGGTTCGGTTGTCTGCTACGTTCTCGGCATCACTGACGTGGATCCGATCAAGTACGATCTCCTCTTCGAGCGGTTCCTCTCTCCTGACCGTGAGGGCTTGCCTGACATCGATACCGACATCGAGAACCGAGACCAGCTCCTCGATCTGCTCAGGACCAACTTCGGCACTGAGAACATCATTCCGATCTCGAACTACAACACCTTCAAGCTCAAGTCTCTCATTCGAGACATCTCGAGGTTCTACGGTCTTCCCCTCGATGAGGTGAACGAGGCGTTGAAGACGGTCGACGTGGATGTCGTCAATGCGACGAAGAAGGTCGGTGACGATAAGAACCTCTTCGTCCTCACCTACGAAGACTCTTATGAGCACTCGAAGCCGTTCAAGGACTTCATCGATCGGTATCCTCACATTGGCGAGAGCGTCAAGGTCCTCTTCAGGCAGAACAAGTCGCTCGGTCGTCATGCGGGTGGCGTAATCGTTTCCGAGAGGATCTCTGAGCGGATGCCCCTCATCGCCGCCAGAGGCGAGCAGCAGACCCCTTGGGTCGAGGGCATGAACTACAAGCACCTCGAAATGCTTGGGTGGGTGAAGTTCGACCTCCTCGGTCTTGAAACTCTGCGAATCATTCGACGTTCGATCGAGCTCATCCTCCGTCGTCACAAGGGAATTGAGAACCCGACGTTCGATCAGGTTCGAGCCTGGTTCGATGAGAACATGGCGAACGAGGTGATCGACTTCAACGACCAGAAGGTGTATGAGAACGTCTACCACCAGGCGACGAAGCGCACTCCAGGAGTCTTCCAGCTCACTTCCGGTGGAGCCCAACGACTCTTCCAGAAGGCGAAGCCGAGGTCTCTCGTTGACATCGCTACACTAACTTCGATCTATCGTCCCGGTCCCCTCGCAGCACACGTTGACAAGCTCTACCTCGAGGCGAAGGCGAATCCCTACGCGATCGACTACAAGCACCCTCTCATCAAGCAGGTACTCGAACCGACATTCGGCTGCATCATCTTCCAGGAACAGCTGATGGCCCTCTGTAACGTGGTGGCCGGGTTCCCGAAGTCAGAGTGCGACAAGGTCCGAAAGAACATCCTGAAGCGTCAGGGCGGCAATCCTGAAGAGTCGATGAAGAAGGCGAAGGCGATGAAGGATTCCTTCGTCCAGGGCGCAGTGAAGAACGGAGTGAAGGAGGACATCGCCTCGAAGCTCTGGGATGATATTCTCTTCTTCGCAGGTTACGGGTTCAACGCATCTCACGCAATCTCCTACGCGATGGACTCCTACTACTGCGCCTGGCTGCTCACCTACTACGAGGCTGAGTGGCTCTGCGCATACATGGAGTCCATGATCGGCAGCCCAGAGGCGAGGGCAAAGGCGATCGCTGACATCAAGTCCTTCGGGTATGAGATCGGCAAGGTCGACATCAACGAATCTGGAATGGACTGGGAGATCTCAAAGACGAGGAAGTCATTCATCCCCTCATTCTCCACTCTGAAGTCTGTCGGTCGAGCGGCGATTGAGGAGATCCTTGAGTTCCGACCCTACACTGACGTGAAGAGCCTCCTCTATGATGATCGAGGAATCTGGAAGAACTCGAAGTTCAACCGACGGGCCCTCGAGGCGCTGATCAAGATGGGAGCCTTCGAGTCTCTGCCCTTCGTCGGCCCCGGTTGCTTCTTCAGCTCCTACAAGCACATGTACCACTGCATCATTGAGAACCAGCACCTCATCAGGAAGGCGACGAAGAAGGACCCGCAGATGGGTTGGAAGAAGCTGCAGGAAATTGCGGTGGAGACGTGGGGCATGGAAGAATGGACAAGGCGAGAGCTTGCCCTCTTCCAGAAGGAGATCGTTGGCTCTGTCGATGCGGTGAGCCTCATCCCTAATGATGTGAGAGAGCGCCTCGAGAAGAACGACGTGAGGTCCACTGATCACTGGACAGCGCTCGACCTCTACTGGTTCGTGGTGAAGGCAACGACAATGAAGAAGACAAAGAAGGGCAAGCCCTATCTCCTCCTCGATGTCGTCGGTGAGTCTGGCATCTCGAAGCGGATGTACATGTGGGACTGGGACGGTCGGGCAGAGTTCGAACCTTACACTGCGTGCCTCGGTGAGGTTGACAGCTCTGACTTTGGGCTTAGTGTTCGATTGCGCAAGATGAAAATCTTGGGGTGATTGATAGAATGAATCTGAAGGAGAAAGTATGAAGATCGGTTACAGCTTCTGGGGTTACCTCACGCCGTTTGAGGAGAACAACATCGTTGCGACACCTGACGGCGAACGTGGCAACCGGGTTGACTTCGTTGATGAGATGTTGAAGCGTGGCCACAAGGTCACAAGGCTCCAAATCCAAAGAGATGAGAAGCCATACAAGGGCGTTGAGCTCCACGCCGACGGCGGGTTTCCTGATGTCGATGTCGCTTACTTTGAGTGGCGTTGGCCAACTTGGAAGAATGATGTCTCAATCGGTGGAGACAAGGCAACCGAGCCAGACTATCGACGGCAGATGGCTTGCCTCGAGCACTATCACAGCAGGGGCGTGCCCATCATCATCCACGACGGCGACCTCAAGATGACTCCCGAAGAGGAGCTCATGTTTCCCAACGCAGTCCTCACCGATGCTTGCGTCAATTCCAGAGTGCAGACTCGAAAGAGATTGACGCTTCCGTGGTGCAATTATCTCAATCGTCGACTGAAGACAGTCCCTTACTCGTACAACTACACTTATGTGGGCAACAACTACGAGCGCGACAAGCAGTTCAAGAAGTACTACGGCATGCCCGCTCGGGGCCTCCGCGACCGGGGCGTCCAGACGATGGTCCACGGCAACTGGCTCGAACGCAGTCCAGAGCGCAGGGATCCTGCTGAGCTCCTCACGGAAAATCCCTACGTCTCGTTCGGTGGACGTCTCGCATACAACGAGATCTTCGATGCCTTCAACCGTTCCATCGCGGTGACTCACATCACGAAGGATGAGTACACTCCATACGGCAACATCACTGGTCGCTTCATGGAGTCCGTCATGGCTGGCACCGTGGCTCTCATCCCGAGCGAGTACATCCACGCTCGTCCGGTGGGTCTCGGTGAGTTCGTCGTTGACAGTCCAGAAGACATCATCCGCTGCGTCAACATCCTCAACAACATGTCTGCCAATGACCGGCACCAGATTGTGCAGGAACAGGAACGCGCTCTACGTAAGGTTGTAGACATTCGACCTGAGCATAGAGTTGATATCATCGAGGCAGTTGCCAAGGGAGAGATCAAGGCATGAAAAGAAATGTTCTATGCAGTTTCGAGGGTGTGGACCGAACGGGAAAGTCGGAGATTGCTCAAGAGCTCTCTCGACAGCTCGGAGTCCCATACTTCAAGAATACGGGTGAGTGGTCAACAGACCTCAAGGACCCATCATATTTCAAGAATCTTCTCGTCTATGGCGGCACGTTCCTCATCGACTTCATCCACCAGACGCAGCCTGATGCGATCCTTGATCGGCACTATCCGTCAGAGTGGGTCTACTCTCGCTTCTTCAATCGTGAGACGAACGAGGAAGTTGTCCGTAAGATTGACGAGAAGTTTGCTGAAGCGGGCGGCAAGATTATCCTTTGCCGCCGCAAGAGCTACAATGGGATCCAGGATGACCTTCATACCTACGTTGACAGTAACGTTCTCGAGGGGCTCGATCGGCTTTACGATGAGTTCACGAAGTGGACAAAGTGCCCGGTCCTCACGGTCTGGGTCGATGATGAAGACCTCAGCCGTGAAGTGAAGGAAATTCGGGAGTGGTTGAGCGCATGAAGTCGTATGAAAGTTTCACTCGAGCCTACGTGGACCTCTGTCGTCTCATCAGAGATGAACATGAGTTTGAGTCGGCCCCTCGGGGGATGAAGATAAAGGAGAGCCTCGGTGTCCAGTTTCGTATCAAGAATCCTCGCGACCGTCTCCCTCTGGTTGCGGCTCGAAACTTCTCGGCCGCGTACTTCGTTGCGGAAACGCTCTGGTACCTGTCAGGATCCGATTCCACTGCATGGATCTCCCGGTACGCTTCCTTCTGGAAGAACATCACAGACGACGGTGTGACGGCGAACTCCGCCTACGGTGCTCGAATCTTCCGTCCGCATGACAGGATTGCTAACAGAGGAATTGTGCAGTGGGATTACGTGAAGGAGGAGCTCCGAAAGGACCCTGACTCCCGTCGAGCGGTCATCCACATCAGGACCCCGGACGACTCCCTCCACGCAGTGAAGGATGTCCCATGCACTCTCGCCCTCCAGTTCTTCATCCGTGAGGGCAAGCTTCATCTCCACGTCAACATGCGATCCAGCGACATCATCCTCGGGATCGCTTATGATGTCCCTGCTTTCACGATGATGCAGGAGATCATGGCAAACGAGCTGGGCGTCGGTCTTGGTGAGTACGTCCACACTTCAAACTCTCTTCACTGTTATGAAAGAGACTTTGAGATGCTGGACGCAATCGCTAATGACGAGGATGCGAAAGGTTGTCCCATGATGCCCCTGCCTGAAGTCTTCCCAACAGAGAAGCTTCTTGCCTATGAAGGGATGGTCTGGGGTTTGGGCGAGGCTGAGCTTAGGGACGGAGTCCACGAGATGGGAAGAGAAGAACAGCTCGTGAGAGACTGGACGCTGGTTCTTGGAAGTTTCAGAGCGAGGAAGCTGAAGGATGATCGACTCGCAAAGATCCAGCTTCTTTCTACTTCTGACAGAGTTTACCACTTCTACAATAGGTGAGATATGAAAGCGCTAGTTACTGGTGGGGCAGGTTTTATCGGGTCCAATCTAGTTCACAGTCTTGTGCAACTTGGCTGGACTGTCGATGTTGTCGATGACATGTCAAACGGCAGGATTGAATTTCTCGAAGGTGTCAATTTTCGAGTAGTCCCTGGGTTCCTGCTGGATCAATATGAAGAAAAGTATGAGCCCAATCGAGAAGGGCAGGTTCTTGTTGTCGAGGCTGACATGGAGATTCCCGGGATCCTCAAGAGAATCAGCGCGGGCAAGTATGACACTGTTTTTCATCTCGCGGCAAACCCACGAGTAGAGTACACTGTACAGCATCCGGCTGCGACGACTGACGTGAACTGCACACGGACGCTCTCGCTTCTTGAGGCAGTGCAAACTTCTCCAACTCCTGTCCGCTTTGTCTTCTCTTCGACCTGCGCAGTGTACGGCGATGCGAAGATCATCCCCACGAGCGAGAGCGCTGAGAAGCTGCCACTCTCCCCATACGGTCTGCAGAAGTCCTACGTTGAGGACTACATTCACATCGCAAATCGCCTGCACGGTCTCGACGCTGTCTGCCTGCGTTACTTCAATGTCTACGGTCCTCGACAGGTTGCCGACTCGGCTTACGCAACAGCGATTACGGCATGGTGCAATCGAGTGAAGGAGGGTAAGCCTCTCCGTTCTGATGGCGACGGTGAACAGTCACGTGACATGGTGTTTGTTGGTGACATTGTAGGGGCGAACATTCTCGCCGCGACAAGGGTCGAGAAGTTCAACGGTGAGCGCATCAACATCGGAGCTGGTGAGAGATTCACGAACAATAAGATCCTCAACATGTTTCGTGAGCGCTTCAAGGACATTGAGATCGTTCACGCTCCCCCTCGACCGGGTGACGTTCGACACACTCTGAGTGACATTCGATACGCTGGAGAGCAGCTCGGATACACACCGCAGACCAAGTTCGAAGACGGACTCAGGCTCACCTGGGAATGGTGGGGTCTCTAATGGCAGCCCCAAAGGAAGCGTGGACGAGCAGGTCTACCCGAGAATCAAAGCCCTGGGGCGATACAATCGTCTGGCACGCTCTACAATCGATACATGGCAAGGTGATCACGATACACGAGGGCTGCAGGACGAGCCTGAAGTATCACAACATCAAATCAGAAGTTTTCTTTGTCCTCAGCGGGACCGTGAGGGTCACTTACGGAAATTCGAGGACTCTGAAGGACAGCGAAAAGCATCCATACAAGACGAACTTACTGAAGACGGGCGATACTTTCATCGTCCAATCAGAGTGTCCCTATCGCTTTGAGGCTCTCGAAGACTCCCGTCTCATCGAGGTCGGAGACAGAGTAGACGATACACCCATCAGAGTCGAGGACGACTATGGCCGTGCGAAGAAAGAGTCATGAATCTTCTTTAGCGCATTACCTGCTTTCACTTCGAGGTCTGTTACCCTGACAAGTCTGAGAGAATGAGACGCGAACCACTCATCCTGCTTCCTGTCTTGCTCCCACTTTCCAACTCTACCAATGTCTCTCGGTTTGCTCGACTCTCTACTCCGTACCTGTCAAGAAGAGTCTTCTTGATCTTGTCCCTTGTCTCCTTGAGCTGCATCGGGTTTTCTACTCCGTGAAGCTCAAGCATCTTCTTCTTGGCGAGGTTGTACCCCTCCCTTCCGACCCTGATGGACTCACCCCTGCATCGCCTACTGCAGAAAGTCAATCCGCTGGAGGAGTGACTGGCGTTAGCGGGTCTCTTGTCATAGGTGGTCTTGCAAAAATCGCATAGATATCGAAGGACGACGTTGATCTGCTTTGACTGCTCACCGTTCTTCTTGACCCTTGGGATCTCGATCCTCTCTATGAACATTTTGCCTCCTGTTATTAGATGTTCTCAACATTGATGTGGAGTGGAAAGACTATGATAAAGAAGTCACGGAAGTCACGGATGAACAAAGAGTTTGTAATTTATTGCGGTCCCATGTGGTCGGGGAAGACCACAAGGTTGACTGCCGCAGTCGAGCGGCACCGCATCAGGCAGACTGAGGTTCTCTGTTTCAAGCCCGACATCGACGGTAGGTACGCGGCAAGCTCCATCGTCACCCACTCAGGCTCGAGGATGGATGCTCTTTCAGTGAGCAAGGGAGAGCAGATAGTCCAACACGTCGCAGATCGAAGACCCGAGGTCGTTGCCGTTGACGAGGCGTTCATGATCGAAGGATGCGCCGATGCGTTGATAGAGATTTTCAAGAGGGGCGTCTCGGTCTACGTATCGTCCATCGAGTTGTCGGCCAACTTGAAGTCATTTAGCGAGATAGAAAGGATGATGCCTTTTGCGACGAGGGTCGAGAAGTGCACGGCAGTATGTGTCTCCTGCGGAGATGACGCTGCTCTCACTCATCGAAGGGTTCCGTCTCTCGAAGAGATCTTGGTGGGTGGAGCAGATAGTTATGAACCGATGTGCTGGACTTGTCACCCACTTGCTAGCATCACCTAAATGATGTTGTTCAACTAGCAAGAGTGGCTTACAGTATACAGGACGGATGGACATGATACTTGAGCCAACTTCGGTCGACCTCGTCATCTACCACGCAAATTGCACCGACGGTTTCGGAGCGGCATACGCAGCGTGGAAGCTCCTCGGTGACAGGGCCGAGTATCACGCTGCAAAGTATGGGGAATCACCTCCCGATGTGAAGGGGAAGAATGTCGTGGTTCTCGACTTCTCCTATGACAACCAGACGACAAAGCTCCTCATGAAGGAAGCAAAGGGATTCCTCATCATCGACCACCACAAGTCGGCGATGGTCGAGCTCCACGACGTCTCCTGCACCCGCTTTGACATGACGCACAGCGGAGCGATGCTCGCCTGGAACTTCTTCCACCCGGGTAAGGAGGCTCCCCGGATGATCAAGTTCATCGAGGACCGTGACCTCTGGAAGTGGGAGATTCCCTACTCGAAGGAGTTCTCCGCAGCCTTCGACATGGTGCCATTCGATTTCGAGGAGTTCGACAAGTACCTCGACGACTCGGCTGTCGACTCTGCACAGGAGCGCGGAGCCTACATCCTCGCCTACTCGAAGACGGTGATCTCCAAGATCTCGAAGAACGCCCACTCACGGAAGCTCGGCGGCAAGGACGTCCTCGTGGTGAACTCACCCCACTGGATGTCGGAGATCGGAGCGGCCCTCTCCCCCAAGTGCGACTTTGCGGTGATCTGGTACTACGATCACGAGACGAGACAGGTGAAGGTGAGCCTCCGAGCCCACCACGACGACTCGGACGTGAGTGAGGTCGCAAAGAAGTACGGGGGCGGCGGTCACCGGAAGGCTGCCGGATTTGCCCTTCCGCCCGACACCAGCATCGAGACGATCTTCGACAAGTGAACGGAGTGACCACCAGTGACTACTTCTGACGATGATAAGGTAATCCACATCAATGACTTCATCGATTCTCAGAGAGACACAGAGAGCCCAATGAGACCCACCTGGGATCAGGTGTGGATGGAAACTGCAAAGATACTTTCACGAAGGTCACTGGATCCGAGGTTCCAAGTCGGAGCCGTCATAGTCGCAGAGGACAACACGCAGGTCCTCGCGGTGGGGTACAACGGTGACCACAGGGGCGGACCAAATTCCGTGGAGTCCACCGAACCCGGACAATCTGGGTTCATCCACGCCGAGATCAACGCCCTCATAAAGTGCGACTTCAACCATCCGAAGGCGAAGAAGATGTACCTCACCCTCTCTCCCTGTCGTCAGTGCGCGAAGGCGATCATCAACGGTGGGGTGAGGGAAGTTGTGTACCTTGAAGAATATAGGGACACAAGCGGGGTAAAGTTGCTCATAGAATCCGGCCTAACAGTCCGTCGATATAGATAGTTAGCATCTGGTAAGTGTATCAGTGGACTGAGAGGTTGTCACAAATGAGAGTAGAACGCATTCACAGCTCTTCTGCAGCATCTGAGTTGCTGATGAGAGAAAGCATTCGAAATGCTTCGCTACTATTCCTTTTAAGCGAGGATAGCAAGAGCAAGGGTGCTGATGACCCACCTGAAGATGATAAAGGGGGCGACCCAGCCGCTGATCCCGCAGCCGACGATGAAGATTCTGAGCTAGACTCTTTCTTTGACAGCCAAGGCAACCAGGCAATTAAGGACCTCGACAAGATGCTTAAGGTCCTACAAGCAAAATCAGAGTCGGGGGCTGTTGCGCTGTTTCCGGGAGTGACCAAGCTCGTGCAGAACGGAAAGTCACGGGTCGTTGCCTCGATTACAAACGCGGATGATTCTGAGAAGATGGTTGCGGCCATTTCAAGCCTCAAGCTCTTTCTCGCTTCTATTTCTTATCTCCTTGCCTCCACAGCGAAGAGAGTGAAAGAGGCTGGGAAGGACAAGGATGATCAAACAGTCGCGACCACACTGGGAGACGGCGATGAGGCGAAGGGGAAGTCAGAGCTGCAGAAGCTCATCGCTTCGAAGTTCGCTCCCGCTCCTGCGGCGTGGAAGGCGATCCGCGCCATTAAGTCTGCACTCAACATCGAGGAGGGTAGACGAGCGCAGCTCACAGTTCCCCAAGATCTCAATGATGACATGTTCCTCGAGGCAGTAACCAACGACGCAGATCTACTCAACGAGGGTCTGCTGGACTGGTTCATGGGTCTCTTTAAGAGCGACGCTCCTCCTGCTGGCAAGGCATCAGTCAAGGCTCTGACCACCCTATTCAAGGGGCCAATTGACACAGTTCTTCTAGACGATCTTTCCAAGGCAAGCTCAAAGGACATCCACAACCTCGTGATGAAGAATGTCGGGTTCTTCAAGAGCTTTGTCACTAACCCACCGAAGGTTACACCGCCCACTGCTGGTGGCGGCGGCAGCGACAAGGGCGGCGGCGGCGACGGTGGCGGCGGTGGAGGGGGGTCCAGCGGTGGCGGTGGCGCCCCCACAACTTCAGACGTTAAGAACGTAACCGACATAAGCAGCGCTGATCGTTCGAAAATATCGAGCTCTCTCGAGGACGAATACGGGAGCAAGATCTCTCAAGCGTTCATTGAAATCGCAACAGGAAAGAAAAAGCTCGAAGAATTTGACGGTACCATGAAAGAGATACTGTCTGTCCTCATCAAGAGTCTCTCGACTCAGGTAGACAAGGGCGAAAAGCCGAACACTGGTGCTGTGACCGACGCTGTCAATACGCAGGTCCTCAATATCAAGCCAGATGTCCAGAGTTTCATCAAGGATCTCATCGGTGATGAGGGTTTCAACAGCCTGACAAAAGCTCTTCTCGGTGACTCGGAAGCGCGAAAGGCCCTTCGTCTCGAGACAGCTCATCGTCAAACAACTCTCAAACTGATTGAATCATCGTTGTCAAGAAAGTCTCTTTCTTTCCTCTTTGAGGGTGAAATGCCCGAGAAGGTAAAGACTGTCCTTGTGAAAGCTGTCGAGCCCCACGTAAAGGGAGGTAAGAAGCCTGAAGAGGTCGCCCAACAAATCTTCGATAAAATCACTGGAGGGAAAGCAGGTGGGTCATCGGGAGATGATGATAAGCCAGCGGGCACAAAGGGCAACGCAAAGCAGGCAGAGTACAAAGGAAAATTCGTAAAAGCTTCAGACGGTGAAGTTTACAAGATGGGTGATCAAATCGGATGGTACCCGGTCAAGAAAAGAAAAAATCCAGCGGTCGATGCTCAAAAACTCACAATGAAGATTGTGAAAGAGCTCAACCAGCTCGCGAAGGATGGAAAGTTCACAGACAAAGATGGCAACGCGACTAAAACTGAGAGTGATGAGCCGAAGAGGGGCGAAATTCGTAAGGTCGACGGCAAGGACATGATAAGCCTCGGGCTTGCAGCAGCAGGTGTCGAGAAAGGAAAGAGGCAGGGCGTCCTCGACGCAGTGAAGAAGTCATTGAAGCAATCTGGCAAGCTCGGTCTTGATGGCAGCGGATACCCTCTTGGTGGAGAAGAAGTGCAAAATGTCGCGAAGCCCATCCTCGATGCCGCAAGTCAACTTGGGATGAAGAAGCAAGCAGATAGAAAGGCCGGTCTTGCAGATCGCCTCATCGAATCAGAGCAAGTGAGCGACTCACTGATCATTGAACGCTGGCAACGCCTCGCGGGGATACTCTAATGCGTAAGTTCAAGCCGAAAGACATTATCCGTCTCATGCGTGAGGAGTACGAGGAAAGACTGAAGAGCCAGCTCAATGAGATGGAGATCTTCGATTCCCGTGGCAAGCTCATCATCGGGAAGGACCTGAAGGTGAAGCACGAGCCTTCGGGCTTCATCTACACTGTGAAGGGAGTGACCGGCGAGCCCGGTGACGCAAAGATTGTCCTCCGCTCTCCCGAGGAACCGAGGGTTGAGCCCCCAGCCGACGAGGTTCCAAAGACTGCGAGACCTCCCTCACAGCAAAAGCCAAGTGAGATCCCAGGAATCGCTGTCCCACCGCTCAGGGATGAGGTCCTCGAAGACTCGGACCCTGAGAAGGACGAAGAAAAGGAAGACAAACGAGACTATGGAAGGAAGGCTCACCCGAAGGAGAAGGCTCCTCCAAGGGAAGACAAGGGGGAGACGATGTTCGTCGTCGACCAGAAAGAGTTTGAGAAGCACTACAAGGAGGCCTGAGTGAAGATCAGCGAGAAGTTCCTTGAGAACGTTGTCAGTGAGGCGCTGGCAGAGGTCTCAGCCCCGGGTCGCCCACAAAAGAGGGTAGACGAGGCCTACGTCGTCCAAACTAAGAAGTTTGACGTGAAGACTGAGTCTCTCTCCGAGAAGAGCAAGAAGGCTCACCAGGAGCTGATGGATGGGTACATCAAGGCTCTCAACGAGGTCTCTGCCCAATTAGATACTGCTGACAGAGAAAGCTCGAACCCAAACAATTCTACATTCCGCAGCCTGAAGGTTGACGAAGCACACAACATCAATGCCTCATTCCTTCATGGAATGTTCTTCGATAACATCGGTTCACTCTCTTCAAAGGTTACTGTGGATTCGATCTCCTATATGCGCCTCGCCCGGGATTTCGGAGACTTCAACAAGTGGCAGAAGGACTTCATCGCCTGCGGTCTCGCCGCGAGGAACGGGTGGGTCGTCACCTGCTACAACACTTTCCTCAAGCGCTACATTAACGTCGTCGTTGACCTCCACTCCGGGAACGTGCCCTTCGGCTGCATGCCAGTGATCGTCGTTGACTGCTGGGAGCACACCTACTATCGTGACTACCTGAAGGACCGCAAGTCCTACATCTTCGCGATGATGAAGGAGCTCAACTGGGACAAGATCGAGGAGCGATTCGATAAGACTGAAAGAGTCGCAAAGGTGATGACATGAGAAAGATTCTTAGAGAAGCACAGGCTCCCGAGGTCGGACCTGAAAAGTCCCTCGATGCGCAGGTCCTCGCCTTCTTCACGAAGGCCGAGCGAGCCTCGATCGGTAGCGCCGCCGCGAGAGACCCACTCGATGCAACGAGTGTTGAAGAGTCGATCCGTAGGAAGTCGATGAGATTCCTCTTCGAGGCCGATGAGGAGGCTGCGGATGGCAAGCCTGAAATCAACCTTGAGACCTTCGCTTCGGAGGTTGCTCGACTGATAGAGAATGCAGAGTACCTGCTAGACATCAAGGGAACCGTCCTGCAGATGGCAGAGAACTATGTGAAGAACTCTTATGATGAGGAGACGTCTGACAGTCTCTTGGAAATTCTCGACAAGGAATACAGCATCAGCGCAGAAGCTAAACAAGAGGAAGAAGCAAATACTAATTTTGCTGTAGGTGCAAGGACTCCCACTGCGTGAATAAGACTGAATCGGCTCGAAGATCCATCCACACGATAGTCTCAGAAGAGAAGCACATCTCTTTCAAGACTGCGTGCATACAACAGAAGATAACGATGCAGGATTTTCTTGAAGAGTGCATCAATCACTTTCTTGATGGTGACGAAGACTTCGTCAAATTCGCTTCAGAAATAGCCAGGATGAAGAGAGAGAAAGTCATCAAGAGGGTGACGCAGACGGATGCGGATGCTGTCTACAAAGCTATCAGCGGAGGGTGAATGTTCCCGTTTGACATTTTCTTCAAGAGAAAAGAAGACGAGAGAGTAAAGCAGCTAGAAAAGAGAGTGGAAGATCTCGAGAGAGCTCTCGTAGAGTTCTCAGTCAACTTTAGAAAGCTCGCCTCTCTAAGCCTCAAGACGGGAGAGGAGCTTGAGAATTTATTAAATTACGTGAAGCGTAACGAGGGCAGTGCAAAAATGCAAGTCGGACCCTCCAAGAAGTCTGATGACTTCTACAACTGAGACGAATAGTTATTCGAGGCTGCGGAGTTTTCAAAGTGAAGAGCAAGCTGAAAATCACGACCCGGGAAAGCGCGATAAGGTCGATCCTTCGCGAGGCCCTCGCCACCACAACTGGCACCACACCACACGGCAAGGATGAGAAACAGCAGCTAACCGTTCCTTCTCGCCTTCCGATAAATCCGAGTGATCAGACTGCAACTCAACTTCACACGCAGAGACCGCCTGTCGAGGATCCAGAGTTTGTCCCATCGAACCAAGTTGAGCTTGGAAAGGCGATGGATGCTCTCTCAAAGCTGGTTCCAGATAGTCAAATAGAAAAGTTCTACAGACAATTTGTGGCCCTGGTTGACAAGGCTGGTGAGGAAGACGCAGAGGGAACGGCTGAGCTGGGAGGCTGAGTTGCAATTGAAGACGCTACTTCGTGAGTATCTCGAGGAAAAGTCAGCTCCGACCCCGACGACTCGCTATGACTTCCTTCCAAATTTTGGCGTCGGCGGCCATAGCCTTCCAGTATCAGTCGAAAAAGTTCCGTGGTCAAGAAACGACGAGCTGGACAGGACAATAAGGTTCGAGAGACGTGAAGACTTACAAGATTTTGTCAACTGTTATCTTGAGCTTGAAGAGGAAATGGGAATCTACACCACCCTGACAGTGAAGGGTTTGCAAGTGAGTGTGAAGTCTGAGACATCACTCGACTCCCGCTTCAGAAACATGATAGAAGAGATTGCAAGTGAAACTAGAGGATATTGACGGCGAAGTCTACATCACTGACTCGCTCAAGGAATCTCTGCAAGCGAGCATAGAGACAAGTAGCTTTCAAAAATACACGGTCACAGTGGGCAGTACTGCTGTAGGAGTGCTGAAGGGTTACAGGAGCTATCCACCCGTAATAGAAATAGATTTTGAGTGCACGACAGACCCGGGAACTTTGATAACTCTGGTCGCTGGACAGAGACTCAGCATTGCAGGCATAGACCTCGGCTTCGACTATAGCATCGGAGAAGTTTCTTGCAATATCGAAACTCTACGTTGCAAGTTGAGGGCAATACATATCGAAGAGGTGGAAGATGAGCGAAGAGAATCAGACCTTCGAGTTCGACAAGTTCATGGAGTCGATTGAGAAGAGAGAGCAGATGTCACCGGCAGAAAACAGGACGCCCGTCGATGATAAGACTGACGCTCGCAGATACATCGAGCGCTATCGTGAGCTCCCACAGAACAGGACACGCTATCAAAGATGAGACGTCTGCACCTAAACAGGGACACAGACCTTCTGCGCGCCCTCATAGTCATTCAAGAAGACAGCTCTAGCGAAAAAGACAAGCAAGAGCGGATGGTTCGTCGTCTCAAGGGTGAAAGGATCGATGAGAAAGACGAAGAGGAGGGCGGAGACGAGGGCGGTGAAGAGGGTGGTGAAGAGGAAGGTGGAGGAGAAGAGTCTGGTGAAGAAGGCGGCGAGGAAGGTGGCGAAGACAAGAAGGAGCCGAAGAAAGGCGGAAAGCTTGCAGGAGCCAAGAGACTCGAGGATGCAGAGCTCAAGCCGGGTCAAGCTCCCACGACCAAAGACATTGCTCAGAGAATAAACTTCATCAGGGCTGGAGCCTCTTTGAAGGATGAGAAGGTAAAAAGAGACATCGCGACGTGGATCGCTCAGCTAAAAGAGCCAGAGCGTCTCGCTGTCTACACTACGCTGGATGCTCTTGCTCAAATCGTTCTTGGTCGCAAATCTGCAGCCGAGGCTCCGACCTTCTCAAGTCCCGGGAATCTCGAGATTAGCGGTGGTTCTGAGGAGAAAGCAGCGTCGCAACCCGCTCCAGCTCGCTCTGCTCCTGCTCCCGTGAAGAAACAGTCTGCGGGTCCCGTTCCCATCACTGTCGGTGAGGGTGTGGTGAAGAAGCTCAAGGAGATCGACGTTCCTGTGAGATCAGGTAGAGTTGTTCCGTTCGGCTCCAAGTCGCACATAGCCGACATTGAATCGAGGATAGATGACCTAAAGAGGATCCGCTCTTATCAAGAAAGGAACTCTGATACTCATCACGCGCTCGGCCTCGCGATCAACGCATTGAAGAAGCAGCTCGCTGCAGCTCAGAGGATGAATGGTAGCGGCAACCCGAGAGTGCAGCCCGTTCCTCCAATGGTGGAGAAGCAGAAGTGAAAGAGTCTGAGCTCAGGGGCTACATTAGGAAAGAGATTCTGCTTGCAGAAGCAGCAGGAGACTTTTCTGCCCAAGACATCAAGGACGTTTGGAAGTCATTCACTGACGTGTTTAGAGTCTTTGGGACTGCGATAAAGTCCCTGCTCTCAGTCCTCGTTCTGAATGTTGAGCTCATCTTTCGCACCGACCCCCAAGCAATTGAAGAAGCCTTTAGGAAATATGACGCTCGAGCGGGGGAAGTCGCGATGGAGTATAACACCATCATCGGTCCGATCAAGGAGCAGTTCGGCGAAGTCGAGCCGCTTCTCTTTGTCGCCAATCCGGGCGCGTATGTCGCTTACCAATTCGCAAAGGAGGGAAGCAGCGGCTTCGTGGGGCCTCGCACCTTCCTGAAGGACGTCGGCGTCGATGTTGAGAACTCCAAGTGGCTTTCATGGGCTAAGACAGCGATGAACCTTGACTTGGACGATCCGAAAGACAGAGCAACGGCAGACACACTCGGCATTGCTGCTGGGATGAGCGCCACTGCTGGAACTGCTGCGAGTCCCGAGAGGATGGAGGCGACTCAAAAGAAAATCCAGCAAACTCTCGACAACATTTTCGGACTCCTCTCACGTCAGACTGAGGGTGTAATCCTCGAGCAAAAGGGAGAAAGCATTCCTTCCATGCTGTCGAAGTTCTACTCAGAGGGGTTGAAGAATTTTCCGCCTGAGACTTTTGGGGTCGACAGCGAAGCCGTGAGTAAGGTGGTGAAGCTAAAGCGTGAAGAAGCCGACTCCTTTGCTAGAACTCTCGAAGCTCCGGTCTCTTTCTTGCAGAAGCTTGCAGCCGCAAAAACTATCGAGCAAGTGAAGTCTGCAATTGAAACTCTCAATGGTACACCCTATTCCATCGACGGCGTGAAACAGCTCACGCCCGAATTCTTGGAATCTTCTGCAAAGAAGGCCGTCGATGCTGCAAAGAAGAAGAACAAGATTGACGATCTTTTCAAGCAGATCGGAATAAAAACTCCAGAGAAAGAAGAGCAGATGATAGAGGCTGTGAAAGCTTACCAGCTTCGCAACCTTCTCGGCAAGACAGTAGTTGATGCTAAGGCATCGATAGTGAAGCAGACTGAAGAGCTTCGTAAGCAATATCTCGAAAAATATCAATCTGACACGCCTCTAGACACGCTGGAGAAAGTTGCTCCTGGTTCTGAGCTCGAGAAAACTGTGAAGGCAGGTATTGAAAAAATACGGAACGCAGGTAAACGCGGCGCGTAGATTCATTATCATCAATCATGAGCAAGAAAAAGAGTAACTGGGTTCCCGAAATCCTCTACGAGGACGATTCGCAGATTCCCTTCATTGAGGTTCCAGAGGGGGAAGACGATCCTGCCCTCCTCTTCATCTTTATCAACAGGAAGACAGGAGAGACTGAGCCTGGACCTGAGGGTGAGGAGCTTCCCGTCTATGACATGGAGCTCAGGCAATTTGCTGACCTCAGCATCCTCTCTGCGAAGCTCGCCCCTGATGAGTATGACAGGGTCCGCGCGGCACTCGGCCTCGAGAAGAGGGCGGACGCTGCGAAGAAGGGCAAGGAGATAACGCAGAACGTCGCTGCAAAGGTGAATGGCAAGCTCGAGTAGCTGTACACGCTCTCTGCTGGGGTACAATACCTTACAGGAGCGAAACATGTACCTCTCGAAAAAAGCTGCAACTGCCTCACTCCGTTCTATGCGTGACTTCTATCGTGACCTCTCCTCTGTCTTCAAGAAGCACGACATGTCCATCGAGGGCAACACAGGGAGAAGGAACGCTCTCCTCAGTCAGGCCCAGGAACACTATTTCTCTCGTGAGTTGAAGTCTCTGTATCCGACCACGGAGAACGATGGTCGAACGGGAAAGCCCGACATCCTCATCCCTGAGATCGGGGTGGAGCTTGAGTGCAAGCTCACCACTCCGTCCCCGACGGGTGGGATCACATTCCAGGCAGACAAGGAGTGTTTCGGCGACAGTGGGAAGGACTTCCTCTATGTCATCGCCGACGACTCCTTCGAGAAGTTTGCAGTGTTGCACTTCAAGTCACTGCAGCGCTCTGATTTTAGTCACCACATCGAGTCTTCGAAGGGAAAGGTTCGGATGCGAAAGTCCCTCACTTTCGATCGTTGCACCGTCCTCCACGGCTCCTACGAGCCCCGCTCTTCCACGATGCTCAAGAAGATTGAAGCAGAGCTCTCGGTGAAGAGGCCAGGCACCAAGACATACCAGAAGCTCCTCGAGAGGAAGAAGTATTGGGAGGAGTCGAATGAATCCTTCAGTGTGGAACTCACTCCTGTGTAATACATAGAGACTGGAGGATCTCATGCAATTTGATAGAAGCCGCATGGCCAAGCTCGCCGGACTTCTGAGAGAGGGTGTCGAGGAACCTGATAAGGTTGACGAAACTGATCATCAAGAAGCTGACAGGGTCGATGAGGCCAACGTCGATGAGTGTGGCGGTGGCATGTACGAGATTGATGAGGCTGGAGTGCAGGAAATCGAGGAGAGCTTTGACCTCCGCAAGGCGATCCGCGACGAGCTCAAGCGCGCCCTTGCCAAGAGGGATGACGCCACTTCCCGCTACACTTCAGGTCAGGTCTTTGGCAAGCGCACGAGAGCCACTCCCGGCACTGTCACGATGGGATTCCCAGGGATTGGCTTCAAGCGCTGATTGAACATCCTGGGTGACCAGGATACCATCTCAACATGGAAAAGCTTCATGTTGGTCAGGTGGTGTTCATTCTCCTGCGGGAAGATCACAGAATCGCTCCCGTGCAGGTCGTCGAGGAAGTTGTCCATCGCAAGCTCGGTGGTGAGGAGACCAAGTACTTTGTGAGAGCCAGTCCGCAGGCAAAGGCGAAAGTCATGCCGCTGGAGGTCACAAAGGAGAAGGTCTTCCTCACCGTCGAGGATGCTCGCGTCTACATGCTAGAGAACGCGACCAAGGCGATCGAGGGAATCTGCGATGACGCCGAGAAGTTTGCCGCCTCTTTTGAGGCTGAGGCTCCCTCTCCCCTCTCTGCCGAAGTGAAGGCGACGGCACCCGCCCGCACCCTACAAGAGTTGAGCACCCAGAGAGTGAGGATGCCGGACGGTGAATGGGTGAATGTGAATGTGAAGGTCGGGTAACAAAAAGTTGCCCAGAAGGTGTTCTCGTGTCCAGATGTGATTAAGATCTAATCATGGAAGGAAGGAATCACATGGAAGTCCAAAGCCCTGTCCTCGTCATTGACTTCAACAACATGGTCCACCGCGCACGCGCCGGCTTTAGCAAGGGCGACCACGCGATCACCTACACTTTCTTCCTCATGCTGCGGAAGACGGTGGAGAAGTTCTCACCCTCGCGGGTCTACATCGTCAAGGAGGGCAGGCCCCAGCGCCGCCACGATGCCTTCGGCGAGTACAAGGCGAACCGCTCCTCGGCAGGCGACGACTTCTGGCGCCAGCACGGTGACATCGTCAGCATCCTCACCACGATGCCGGTCGAAATTGTCCGCCACCCCCAGCGGGAGTGTGACGACACCATCGCTCACCTCGTCCGCAACGTCCACAAGGATGAGTCCTGCGTCATCGTCTCCACCGACACTGACTTCATCCAGCTCCTCACACACGGTGACGAACGAATTCGACTCTGGAACCCCGGCAAGGAAGTCTGGGTCCAGCCCTTCGCATGTGACTACGTGAGGTGGAAGTCCCTCGTCGGCGATGGCTCGGACAACATTCCCGGCTTCAAGGGGGTCGGGGGCAAGACCGCCGAGAAACTCATCAACGACGAGTCTCGCCTCAATGAGTTTCTCAGTGAGCCCGGCCGCCGTGAACAGTACGAGCGCAATCTCTTCCTCATCGCCTTCCACGAGATCGAGGACGAGCTCGAGCGCACCCCCACCAACCCAGAGTGGACCACGACCCGCACTGCTTTCATCGAGCGCGGTTTCTGGTCGATTGCCAACGACAAGTCCTGGCAGAAGTACACCAACACTTTCAACACGATCGCACGATAGGAGAACAGATGGAAAGCTACCTCCCGGATGAGAAGCAGGCGCAGATGCGCCGTGATGGAACCCTGCAGACTGACGAGGTCGCGCTTCGAGTCGGGGACATCCTCCTCGCTGAGAATGTCCTCACCCGTGAGCGCCGGGTCATTCCGGAGTCCACGAATGAGGGTCGCCGGGTGCTGAAGGGATGAACGACTACCGCGACTTCAAGTTCGGCGATGACGGGAGGCGTGCCCTGTTGAAGGGTGCGAGGACCCTTGCCGACGCTGTGAAGGTCACTCTCGGCCCAGGCGGCATGAACGTCGTCATTGAGCAGGTGGGTGGTCCCCCAATCGTGACAAAGGACGGTGTGACTGTTGCTCGAGCAGTCAACCTACGTGGGAAGTACGAGAACCTCGGGGCGCAGATCATCAAGGAGGCTGCGTCCAGGGCGTGTGAAATCGCAGGAGACGGCACGACAACCGCGACCGTCCTGACGCACTCACTCTTCGAGGCGGGCATGCGACTCCTCTCTGCTGGGCACTCCTACGCAGAGGTGAAGCGTGGCATGACCGACGCTGTCGATGAGGTTCTCTGCTCCCTTCCCGCCCTCTCGAGGCCCGTCGAGACCTCAGACGATCTCATCTCGGTCGGCACAATCTCTGCGAACGGTGAGAGGACGATCGGTGACCTCATTGCAGAGGCGTATGAGAAGGTGGGACGGGACGGAATCATCGCCGTTGAGGAGGCGAAGGGCTTCAATACTTTCCTCGAGGTGACCGAAGGGACCGAGATTGATCGCGGCTACGTCAGCCCGTACTTCGTCACTGACACTGAGAGGATGACAGCGACACTCGAGAACCCTCTCATCCTCATCACGAATAAGAAGGTGTCAACGACGAAGGAGATCCTGCCGGTCCTCGAGAAGGCTCACTCCACCAAGCGACCCCTTCTCATCGTGGCTGATGATGTCGAGGGGGAGGCACTGCAGACCCTCTTCATGAACAAGACGAAGGGTGTCCTACAGGTCTGCGTCATTCGTCCCCCGGAGTTCGGTGATGGCCGCGTCCACGCCCTCGAGGACCTCGCGGCACTTCTCAGCGCGAAGTTTGAGCCCGAGGCTCAGCTCGACAAGCTCCGCCTCGAGGACCTCGGCGCCTGTAAGAAAGTCGTCGTGGAGAGGGCGAAGACGGTCATCGTCTCTCCGAACTGCAACCCCGAGAGGATCGAGTCGAGGCTCAACGCTATCAAGGAGCTCGAGGGCAATCCCGCCCTCACCGAGGGAGAGCGTGAGCTGCTCAGGCGCCGGAAGAAGCGCCTCGCTGGGGCCGTCGCGGTCATTCGAGTGGGTGGCGCGACCGAGTCGGAGATGCTCGAGCGCCGGGACAGAGTCGATGACGCTCTCCACGCCGTGCAGGCCGCGATCGAGGGCGGCATTGTCCCAGGTGGGGGGACTGCCCTCATTCACGCATCGAAGGGCAAGAAGCCGAGAGGGGGTGAGAGCTACAAGGCGGGCTACAACGCCGTCATTGACTCCTGCTCCGCACCGCTCAGGGCAATCGTCACCAACTGCGGCCTCAACGGAGACACGGTGGTCGAGAGGGCCCGCCGCCAGAAGCCTGGCTTTGGCTTCAATGCCGCGACCCACAAGTGGGTGAACCTCATCGAGGAGGGAGTGATCGATCCCCTGAAGGTCGTCCGCTCCTCACTTGAACACGCCGCATCAGCGGCTACAATACTCCTATCGGTAGGAGCTGCAATCGTTACCGATGATCTTGGAACTGATGAACTAGAGGAGGAAACACAGTGAAGTCCCGCGTTATGAACACCGATGATATCGCAGTTATGCCCGACGACGAGCTCAACCGTCGCATCTCTTCGCTGACCGGCTTCATCGAGAGGGAGCGTCGTCGAGGAACCCGACACGTTGACCTCGAGGTCGAGCACAGCTACCTCGCCCGTGAGGCTGAGATTCGCATGAAGCGAAAGGAGAATCACGAGCGCTGGGTCCGAGGCGGCGGACGGACAAGCCTCGAAGAAGAAATGTACTCTTAATTGCGCTGGCCTATTCCAATCTGTATCACAATATGGTACAATCTTAAAGGTTGGAAAAGGTCCAACCAAACCCCCACGGAGACCGGATGGCTGATACTCTGACTCACTTCTTCAAGGACGTTGGTAAGCACACTCTTCTCACCCGAGAGGATGAGGCACGGCTGGCGCAGCGGATCGAGGCAGGTGACAAGCGTGCCAGGGAGATCTTCATCCAGTCAAACCTCCGACTGGCGATCTCCATCGCGAAGCGGTACATGAACAAGGGCTGCTCCTTCGAGGACCTCATCCAGGAGTCCAACATCGGCCTCATCAAGGCGGTGGACCGGTTCGACTGGCGCCGAGGCTTCAAGTTCAGTACCTACGCTTCGTGGTGGATTCGCCAGTCGGTCCGCCGGCATGTGACCGACCAGTCCTGCAACATCCGGATGCCTGCTTCGGCCAACGCGTTCTACTACCGCGCCAAGATGATGATTCAGGACTACACTGCAGAGTTCGGCTCTCCCCCGAACGATGATGAGGTGGCTGAGTTCATGGGGGTCTCTCTCAACAAGTACCTCTCTCTCATGAACACCTACCGCGGCACGCTCTCTCTCGATGCTCCGGCAATGTCTGGCGACGCCGACGGTCCTCGCCTCCACGAGACGATCGCCGATCACAACCAGCACGACCCCATCGAATCGATGGACCGCGAGAAGGTGGTCGCCATTGTCCGTGAGGCCCTCGCCTCCCTCACTCCCCGCGAGGAGAAGGTCATCCGTCTCCGCTTCGGCATCTCGGAGGAGCCAGATGACAGTGACAACTATCCAATCTCTCAGGAAGAAATCAACGCTCTCGATTCCCGCCTCGGAGGTGTCTAATGTCCATGCCCAAGGGTCATCGTTCCCAGCACGGTTACTCCACCGTCTCCTCTGACATCGGTCTCGGTTTCCGAGAGATCGCGGAGAAGATGACGGAGAGCGGCGATGAGATGAATCACGCCACTGCCCGCAACGTCCTCCTCCGTGGCCTCATGAAGGTCTCCCGTCCCCTCCTCGCCCTTCACGGCAAGTCTGGCACCGAGCTCGACCATGAGTCCTGGCGGGTGGCCAGCGACCCCCGCTTCCAGGAGGCGATGATGGACATCATCTCTGATGAGATTCGGAAGCGGAACAAGTGAGACCCTTCCTCGTTCCGCCGAACCTCGCTGAGGAGACAGAGCTCCTCGAGGCCCTCGAGTGGGATGAGGAAGCCCTCTCCCAGGTCATCGAAAAGTGCAAGGCCTCTCTCTCGGGACTTGACACCGAGTCGCAGGCAGCAAAGTCCCTAAAGGACCTCCACGAAGAGCTAGTTACCGAGAGGGGAGAGCATGTCGCTCGTCTCGCGATTACACTCTTTCTGAAAAGAGCCATACAATACAGCACAGAGGAGATTGAAGCATGACACCATGGGAGAATTTCATCACGAGGCGTAGGATTGACGTGAATGCGTTCATCACCCGCAACTCCCTCACGACGAGAGAGACCTTCCTCGCCCACCTCAGAGAGCACGGCGTCCTGCCGCCTCCGGAGGAGACGATCAACGCACTGTTCCCTCCTCCACTAGAGGTGAAGATTGAAGCCGCCAAAGCACCCGAAAAGAAGGAAGGACTTACCGCCGAGGATACTGCTCCCCCACGGAGCGACACTCGTGCGGGAAAGCGGAATAGTGGAGCTACCAGTGGGGTCGTTCCTGTTGAAGATCGAGGCGGCGAAGATTCCAGCGCTGGCTGACATCTTTGATGATCTTGCAAGCGTCCTGACCGCCGGCGGCACCTTCAGCGAGGGTGAGTGCCCGACCTGCGGGTCATTCCACGAAGAGTTCATCTACCAACCACCCGAAGAAGAGTTCGGGCCCAACTAGAGAGAAGAAGCAATGGCAGATACAGTAGTCAAGGAGTTCATGGAGCGTCTCACCTCGATCGAGAATGAGATGAAGCTTCTCAGCGATGACCGCAAGGCTCTCGTGGAGGAGTACAAGGACAAGATTGACATGAAGGCACTCAGCGCGGCGATCCGCATCGTCCGCATCAAGGCGAAGCTCGGCGCTTCTGAGCCCGAGTGCGAAAACTACATCGACCAGATTGACGGTCGAGTCGTCTGATTGTTGTAAACCGGGGACACCGGAATACAATCTCAATGTCGGAAGGAAATGGTTTCCAACCGGCGATCAACAAAGCAAGGAGCAAAGTACACATGTTCGTCAGCAATCGCACCCCCATTGGCATCCGCGTTACCAACACCAATGAGACCATCATCCGCGTTCCGGTCCAGCGCTCCGGCTATGCCGTGGTCCGCTACAACGGCCGGTACTTCCAGGTCCGTGGTGGTCCCAACACCCGCCCCTACATCAGCGGCGACGACACGGACGCTCAGGGTCGCACCTGATCGACTGAGGCACTAGCCTCCACCGGCCTGGCGTTTTTGCCAGGCCGGTGTTGTTTTTACCTCGTGAGTGTATATGTAAGGATTGTTCGTTGGAGAAAATTCATATGTCAACCCGTCTTACAGAGTCTCGTCTCCGCAAGATCATCAGACAGGAAATCAATGAGATGGGATCACCACTCGTTTCATCCGACCCAGAGGGCTCCATCGCTGAGCCATTCGTCAAAGGACTGAAGTACCAATCAGCCGCTGCAATGAGAAATGCAGGGAACCGTCTCTTTGACAAGCTCGCATCCACAAAGCATCCAAGGTCACCATCGGGTAGCTCGTACGGCGTAATGATAATGTCTGCCCTTCGTGATCCCAAGTACTCGATGGCAGCCCTCAAGACGTTCAACGATTTCGCGAACAAGATGGGACTCAACACTGATATGATGGATGACTCCATAAAGCGTTCCGTCTGGGATGACTTGTGCACTGATGCCAGGACCGGTGAGAAAAGGCCAGGGGCCATCCCTTGGTCACGTACCTGAACTTTCAATTTCAGCATAGGAGAAAATCAAATGGCAATCCGTCTTACAGAGTCACGTCTTCGCCAGATCATCCGTGAGGAGGCTGCAAAGCTTTCACGTCGTCCACGTTCCCGCCGTCTACGCGAGAGCTTTTACCAGAATCTCGACCTCCCCCAGACCATTCAGGAGATTATCGCGTTTACGAACCCACACGCTTCTGATCTTCGTACCATCAGGTCATACATCGGGATGGGAGACGCCGAGGGAGCAATGGGCATCCTCCTCCAAATCCTCGGTGGCGCAGAGGACGACCCAGACACAGCCGAGATGGCTTCACTGGTTTCAATGCAACTCCAGCCTATGGACGACGACCAGATTCTCGACGTCCTGAGTCAGGTCGAAGAGTTCCAGGACACCCCTGAGACATGGGCACAGGCGGCTGCTCTCGATCGACTCGGTAGCAGGGGGGGAGCTGATACTGTAGCAGCAGCCCAGAAGATGGCACCGCTCTTTGCCTCTTCAATTCCAAAGAGATCTATCGATTATGCAAGAAAGACGGGTAAGACTGATAGACTTTCTGCCCAGATCATGAAGCACCCAGACTACATCAAGCTTGCAAAGCAGCACGGTTCCATGCCGAGCAACCATCTCGCTAACGAGATAATAAGAATCCTTGTGGGTAGATAGCGTATCCGTGGCGTCAGCGTGTGCATGGACATCTGACTTCGTGTACACCTGCGCTCCTCGCGTTATAGTCCTTTCATGTGTGGAATCGTAGGTTACATCGGCAAGAAGCAGGCAACCCCAATCCTCATCGAGGGCCTCCGGCGTCTGGAGTATCGTGGATACGACAGCGCCGGAATCGCCGTTTTTGATGGCGGACACATCGTGACATCGAAGGCTCTCGGTCAGGTGAAGTTCCTGGCTGAGAACGCGAACCTCGAGGGCAGGGCGGGGGTCGGTCACACGAGGTGGGCGACACACGGTGGCGTCACCATCCCGAACACCCACCCTCATACAGACATGAGTGGGAACATTGCGGTTGTCCACAACGGGATCATCGAGAACTACGCGGAACTGAGAAACCAGCTCACTGCAGAGGGTGCTGCTTTCCTCTCAGAGACGGACACAGAGGTCATCCCTCACCTCATCAGGAAGCACTACAGGGGCGACCTCCTCGCCGCCCTCCTCGAGACCCTCCCTCTACTCAGGGGGACTTACGGGATCGCAGTTGTCTCCTCACTCAGTCCGAGGACGATCCTCGTGGCACGGAATGGATCGCCCATCGTAATCGGTGTCGGGAAGGGTGAGAACTGGATTGCATCAGACTCATCCGCGTTTGCTCAGCACACGAGAGAAGTCGTCTACCTCGAGGACGGTGATGTCGCCTCAGTGACGATGGAGGGCTGGGAGATCGAGAAGCACGGTGGATCCCTCGCGGCAAGGAGGGCGGTGACGATCTCAGAGGAGTGGGTTGACGCTGAGAAGGGTAACCACCCGCACTTCATGCTGAAGGAGATCTACGAGCAGCCCACGACTCTCCGACGCTGCATGACTGGTCGTCTCCTCGAGAACACCGCGAAGCTGGGTGGCATCAACCTGACACCGAGAGAGATCGTCAACCTCCAGAACCTCGGCATCGTCTCCTGTGGGACCTCTTACCACGCTGGCCTGGTCGCAGCACACGCCTTCGAGGAGCTGGCTGGTCTGAGGACGAACGCAGAGATTGCCTCGGAGCTGAGATACCGCAACCCGCCCATCGGGACTGACGATCTCTACCTCGGCGTCTCCCAGTCCGGTGAGACTGCGGACACCCTCCACGCCCTCAGGATGGTGAAGTCACGGGGAGCCCATGTCGCAGGTGTCATCAACGTGGTGGGATCGACAATCGCGAGGGAGTGTGGGCAGGGAGTCTACATCCACAGCGGGCCTGAGCAGGCGGTCGCATCCACGAAAGCCTTCACCTCACAGGTCACCGCACTCCTCCTCCTTGCCCTCTCCTTCGGGACGACACGAGGTCTCTCCTCGGTGGAGGGATGGCGGGTCTCGAAGGCTCTCGGTGAGATTCCCGAGGCTGTGAATCGCTGGCTGGACGGTGGGCCAGAGATAGTGAGGGAGGTCGCACAGTCTGTCTACGGAGCAAAGCAGGTCTTCTTCATCGGCAGGGGAGTCTCTGCTCCCGTGGCAATGGAAGGCGCTCTGAAGCTGAAGGAGATCTCCTACATCCCTTCCTTCGCTTATCCTGCCGGAGAGATGAAGCACGGTCCCATTGCCCTCATCGACAGTGAGACTCCGCTCATCGCCATCGTTCCCAAGGACCAGTGGCGCGACAAGACGGTCTCCAACATCATCGAGGCGAAGGCGAGGGGCGCGAAGATCATCTCAATCGCCGACCCCCTTGATGAGGAGGTCGAGGCGTTGAGCGACCACTTCATCCCCGTCCCCGGAGCGGGCCACCACCTCGCTAGCCCACTTCTCACCGTCATCCCACTCCAGCTTCTCGCCTACGAGGTAGCGAACCTGCTCGGTAGGGACATCGACCGTCCCAGGAACCTCGCGAAGTCCGTCACCGTGGAGTGACTAGTCCTGAACCTCTGACTTCATCCTCTGCTGGAGCTTGTAGACGAAAGTCTCATGCTTGTTCGCCGTAGCTGCGAGGAAGTCATTGAGTCCGAGAGAGAGCTGGCCTGCGCTCTCAAGGGTCCTGAAGAGCTCTTCAGTGACGCTGACAAAATCCTTCTCGACCTGGAAGGCCGTCGAAGCGATGCCGAGAGCCGTCGACCCAGTCGGACAGGGATAACGCTCTACGACCTGGCACGCTATCGACAGCGTCGGTAGGACGGCTGCGCAAGCCTCTATGTTGCTCAGCCCCACCGCCTTCTCGATTGTCCCGTCTATGAGACCGAGGTAGTCTGTGTAGATGTCAGAGTAGAGGTCATGGTCGCCAGGGAATCCGACCCCCCTCGTCACGTGGTGCGCCGAGTGAAACCAGTGGTAGGCTCCGCGGAGGAAGCCAATGTAAGCGGTGAGGTAGTCAGAGCAGTCGTTCATGGTATAGATATAGCAACGGAGCGTGACATGGCATTCGACAAGAAAAAGTCTGAGGACATCAGCAGGGTCCTCGAGTCTCTGCGGGGACCCTACCTCGGCCAAGACATTCCACAGGAGTCAGTTGAGCTTGTGGAGACCCTGACAGTCGGTGACCTCATCATCGAGTTCGGTTTCAACGTGGACCAGGCCGCGGAGGTCCTCCGCAACATCCAGCTCACGAGGAAGAAGAACCTCCTCCCCGGCTTCAGGGTGAACGAGAAGCCCATCAAGGAATCGAAGCTAATCGGCAGGCTCCGGAAGATCATCAAGGAGTGCGG